TCCAGCTGTAGCGCACCATCACAAATTCCCCGTCCTGGCGGATCTCAACCGTCTCACCAGGCTGCATCGTGATGATCAACAAATGAAATCCGCACCGGCTTGCCTAGCTTTCTCATCGCTTCCGCCCCCGCCCCACCGGCCGCTCGACCATCCCAAACATGTCCCCCTCGTCCTGAGAAAATTCCTGCTCTAGCGTCGGCTCGCCACCTGCCGCGCCTCTAGTAGCCGCTTGATCCCATCCTCCTCCCGCTCGCCCAGGTCCTCGCGCTCCACGCCACCCAGCCCCACCTCCAGCCGTAATTGGTATTGTGTCTGCGCCAGGCACTCCAGCCGCCTCACAAACTGGCTTAGCGTCTCGTGCATCTGCTTCTCCTGCGCTTCCCGCTCCTCGATCATCCCCGCCATCCGCTTCTCCAACTCCTCCACCCGCTCGATCAACGTCGCTGTCGCTCTCGGTTTGACGTCCTCCATCCTTCCCCTCCTTGTTCAGCCACTGCTCAATCGCCTCCGTCGCACATGCCGACGCCGTCCCACCACGCTCCAACGCCGCCATCCGTAAACGCTTGTGCGTCACTTCGTCAATTCGTACCATGCGCGACATGTCAGCAAGTATACAATGTGGCGGTGTGTATTGTCAAATCGTCGACAAAAATATAAAAATGGAGGGGTGAAGGGGCAGCGTATGTGTCCTCGGGCCCCTTCGACCCCTGGACAATTCGCCTTTCCGGGCCATTGCCGGGCCTGGCGAGCCGCCATTTCCTGAACCATTTTCCCCTCGTTTGAGGCCTTTCGGCCTCCATTTCCCAGTGTGACGATGTGACGTTTCGAGTGTGACGACCTGCATATTTCCGATTGTGACGAATGGACTGGGACGGCGTCGAACGCCAACCAGACAACGACAGCCAAAGTTCTGAAAACAATGGACAAAGAAGGGATTGGCGGGCGGGGATGCTGCCCCTCTCCCCCCCTTCCGTTTTTCCGCCTTCGCGCGCTCGTGACCTGTAACGCGCGGCTATCGGGTCGCGTCGTATTGATCCGGCTCCGCTCGGATGTGGCGCTGGGGGAAGGATTGGAGGGTATCGGCTAATATGCGCAATGATCCAGAGTTCAAAGACGCTCAGGGGGTGTTTGAGAAGGCGATTGAGGATGGTAGGCTTTCTAGCGACAGCGCGAGCCCCTACTATGCCGGATGGTACATGTACATGGGAACTTGGGACGGGATTGACACTTTCAAGAACTGGGAAACGCGCGAATACCTGCCCGTGGCGTCACGTCGGGGGGAATGAATGGCTGACACGATCACGCCGGCCGAGTTCCTGCGCGAGTTACAGGCCGCCACGGCTGACGACCGCGCCCGGCTTGAGGCCCAGAAGCTAACACTGGAGTTCTCACAACCGATCGTGAGAGGATACAGGCGGAAACGCCGGCGCCAAGCCCGCGGCCCGCTTCCGTTGATCGATATTGACCCACAGGAGGAGATGTTCCGATGATGACACCGGTATCTGGTCCGTTTCTGGTGGAGTGCCCGTTGTGCCATCAGCAGCGGCAAATGTTCACATGCGAGTCTAATCCGCGTTCGCCAGTGGCTTGTAAGCCTTGCCATATCGCCGAGACTGGCCGCGGCCGCGAGGCGCGCCGGCTTGAGGTCGCCCAGTTATTCGCCGATGCGGCAGCCGACCATGCGGTCGAGATGCGCCGCAATGCCCGCAAACTTGCGGATTCCGCAGACCAGAAGTAGGCTAAACACACACAGACCGCTTTACAGGAGGATAGGACGCTATGAACCACACACACCTAGCACGGCCCGAGACACAGGGCCGACTCTACGAGGTTTGCCGCTGTGGCGCCGTCCGCGCCCAGACCGCCACGGGCTACGACGCTTGGCACGCTTGCGAGCTTTGCTCCGACCCGCGCGCCGACGAATGGCGCGACGACGGCCGGGAAAGTGAGGCCGCCGAATGATCGACCAATTCATCAGAGCCCGAGCCCGCGGCGTGCCACTGATCGGTATCACCACAGCCGACCAGCCCGGCACCACCGCCCAGCTCGGCCGCGGTCTCAAGCCCGCCCAAGCCCTGATCCGCTGGAGTTGCGCCACCGGCTTGCAAGGCCTTAACGCCCCAGCCCTACAGGCTGGGTTCGCCCCGCCAGGCGCCGCCGACTTGCAGACCGTCAACCCGGCCGAGGCCCTGCCTGTGGCCCTCGAGAAGGCGCCGGCCGAGGCCTGTGTCGTCTTTTGCAATGCCGACAGGTTCCTGGATAGCTTGCCCTCGAACGCCATTGCGGTGTGCAACGCCGCCGAACTCCGGGACCCCTTCAAGGCGACGGGCCGGACCCTGGTATGCCTTGCGCCCCAATGGCAGCCGCCCGCCGAGCTCTCTAGCGATATCCTGATGCTGGACGAGCCCCTACCGGCTCGTGAAGCCCTGCGCGCCATCGTGGCAAACGAGGCAACCAACGTCGAGATTGCCCTGGACGAGGCGACACTGGACCGCGCCGCCGACGCCCTCGCGGGCTTGTCAGCGTTCGCGGCCGAGCAAGCAACAGCGCTGGGCATCGTGCGGACCGACGAAGGGGTTAGCCTTGACGTTGGCGCCCTATGGACTCGCAAGCGACGCATGATCTCAGATACCCCAGGGCTTCAGGTCTATGGCGGCCGGGAGCGCTTTTCGGATATCGGCGGCAACGCCAATATCAAGTGGTTTCTAGCGGGGATCCTCGCCGGCAACCGTCGGCCGCGCGCTATTGTGTTCGTCGACGAGATCGAGAAGGCGCTCGCGGGCTCGGCCGGCGATACCTCAGGCGTCACCCAGGACCAGCTCGGCGTGATCCTCGCCTACATGCAGGACACGGAAGCAACCGGGATTCTCATGCTCGGCCCGCCCGGCGCCGGCAAGAGCGCCATCGCCAAGGCCGCCGGCAACGAGGCCGGTATCCCCACGATTCAGCTTGACCTGGGGGGCGTCAAGGGCGGGCTGGTAGGCCAGTCGGAACAGCAGCTACGCTCAGCGCTTAAGGTCGTTACCGCCGTCTCTGACGGCCGCCCGCTGTTTCTGGCGACCTGTAACAGCGTGGCGACCCTGCCGCCCGAGTTGCGGCGCCGGTTCTCGCTCGGGACGTTCTTTTTTGACCTGCCAGACCCCGACGAGCGCGCCGCGATTTGGAAGATTTACCTGCGCAAGTTCGGTATGGAGCCAGTGCTCGGCGCGACGCGCGAAATATTCGGCCCAGTCCCGCCTGATAAGCTCTGGACAGGCGCCGAGATCCGTAATTGCTGCGACATCGCCGACCGCCGCGGAATCAGCTTGGCCGAGGCCGCGGCGTTTGTTGTGCCCGTCGCCGTAGCCAACCGCGAGGCTATCGAGGCCCTACGCCGTCAGGCATCGGACCGCTACATCAGCGCTTCGCGGCCAGGTCTTTATCGCCACGATAACCCCGCGGCAACCACCGGGCCGCGGGTCTATGACCTTCAATCCGGCATCAAGGAGGCCAACTAAAACATGCCAAAAACGGGAGCACATCTTAAAGTTAGGCCCTTCGGCTCTAACGTATTAGGGGTGCGGCTTGAAGGCGACAGGCGCCAGCCAGAACCCGCCGAGTTCCGGGTATCTTTCCAGGGTGGCGATATCTCGGTTGTACGCTGCACAGATGGGAGTTACTGGGCCCACGTAAGCGTTGACCACGAGCAAGCTGGCTGGTTTGACTCGGGCTCGATGAAAGCCGCTCGGCTCACAGACGCGCGGCTTGATATCGTCGGCAAGCACGCCGCCGAGACTAACCCCGGCGATTTTCTAAACGACGGGCTGTATCACCTAGCCGTGAGAATCGCCATAAAGGAGCCCAAGTAAACATGCCCTGCGACACCGTACAGACCACCATCATTGAGCTTGAGCGGATGGAGCACTCGGCCGCGGTCGAGGCTTTCCGCCGGCTGGGCTGGCGAGTAGCCGAGCAATCGGCGACCCACGCCACGGCCTACTGCCCCGAGCTTGGTAGCCGAGCGTCAATCATCGGCGACCAAACGACCGTTTACGGCTCTGCCGACCGCTCCCAGATCGCGAAGGAATACTCCGGCGTCCAGATCGAACGCCAGGCCCAGCGCTACGGCTGGGCGTGCACCAAGACGGCCGAGGGGCAGTACAAAGTCAGAAAGCGATAGACTGCGCCGGACATAGGCGCGGCAATCAGAAAGGCGGTGGAGGAATGACACCAGAGGTTGCACAGATTTTAGCGGACGGTTTCAAGACCGGGATGGAGGCCTTAAGGACAGGCCTTGTGGCAATTGGCGTGGGCATGATCTTGCATGGTATTTTTGGTGGCAGGTGAACGCCCATTGAACAATCGCGGCTTGCGGATTCCGCAGACCAAATCAGGACTAACCACACAGGAGCACACCTATGGACGAGATCATTATCGATATCCTGCCAGACGGCAGCATCCGTGCCAGCGCTGACAAGATCAGCGGGCCTAACCACGCATCAGCCGAGGGGCTCTTCCGCGCCGTGGCGACCCTTGGCAAATCCGAGCGCAAACGCAAACAGGGCCACGCCCACCACCACGAACACGCCCACGAAGGCGAGAAAGCGAAGGCTGGGCAATGAAGAAGGCACACCGACTACTGATGCTCACCAAGCGCGTGGATCTACTTCGGATTGCCCTTGAGCGAATCAGGGATATCGGGTACAGCAGCCAAGCACACAGGGCTACCGAGACCGTGTTGGCCCATATTCGCATCGCTGAGGAGGCCCTCTGCGAAGACGGAGGACTCAACATCGAGCCACACGCCTAAAGGACTCTCCGCCAGCGGGCCTTGACCCCAGGGCCCGCCCCGGAGCGCCCTACGCGCCCCAGAAACAGGAGATAAACCGCCAAATGACTCAGAATCAGCCGCTATGGGCGGCGACCGCGCCAAACGGTGCGACCACCGCCGAGCCCCGCCTTGATAAGGCAACTGTCTTGCTCTCGCTCACCATCACCAGCCCCGGTAAGCGCCGCAAGGGCCGGCTTGACCAGATCGAGACCGACGCCGACCGCGATATGCTCAGCTTGTCGAAAGAGCTTTTCGACTCCGAAGAGCTCAAGGCTATCGAGACCCTGAACGGCCAGCTACGCCAGTGGATCTACAAGAAGGCGCTGCAGGTTCCCTCGCTGTTTAGGGCTGGCGTCTACGTGCTACCCGTGGCCATGGTCGAAGACGTCGACCAGCGCTTGCAGTCCCACCAAGTACAGCTTTCCGACCTCGCTGCGCTGTTTGCGAGCGCCTATCCGGGACTAGTGGCAGCGGCCCGCGCGCGGCTTAGGAGCCAGTTCAACCCCGCCGACTACCCGCAAGCCCAGATCTCCCCTGACGGCGCCGTCTACGTCGATCAAAGCGCCGTACAGCGGCTGTTTCGCATCGAGTGGCGCTACGTGACCCTGGGAGCCCCCGACGCCCTACAGGGCATCAGCCGCGACGTTTGGGAGCGCGAAAAGGCGAAGACGGCCGCCGCATGGCGCCAGGCCTCCGACGAGATCCGGGACTTGCTCCGCGCCGGCTTCGCCGAACTCGTCGAGCATATGGCCGAGCGGCTCACTCCGGGCGACGACGGCAAGCCCAAGGTCTTTCGCGATTCACTCGTTGCCAACATGGCCGAGTACCTCGAGACCTTCCCCCTGCGCAACGTGACCAATGATTCAGAACTGGCCGGACTCGTTGACCAGGCCCGCGAGATGCTCCAGGGCGTCAGCCCTAAGGACCTGCGCTCGAACGAGGCCCTGCGAGACGCCACCGCCCGCAATATGGCCGAGATCAAGGCAGCCCTGGACGCCGCCGCGACGACCCGGACCCGCCGCTACGACCTGACCCAGTAACAGCCCCTCCCGAATCCGACCCCGGGCGCCCACGGCCCGGGGTTTTTCTTGCGCCCGAGGTACGATCCAGCACCAATCAGGAATAATGCCCGCGACGGCGCTAGACGCGCCAGCCCCACAGCACCAAACGAGCCACACAATCAGACACGCCAGCGTGACAAATCCAGACACGAATCGGCCCAATTTGCGGATTCCGCAAACCGCCTACGTCACGCCGGAGCGCGTCACAGCGGGTCCAGGGGGCCACTGAAACATTAGGCACGCCGCCAAGTGTGACGTACCGCTCTCTACATTTATGATGTAACTGGACTTGACTGCCGCACGTATTTTCGGTAGGCTCTCATTTATGCGAGACCCACAATCCCGCCGCGTGCGCGTTCTGTCGCGCCTTGGCACGCCATCGAACGATGAAATCCTTGCTGCGGCCTACAGCCGTGGCCGCGTCAGGCTCAAAATCGAGTTCGCCGTTCAGGTAACCAGAGCCTCGACCCATGTCGATCATCCTAAAGCGGTTGAGTCAACTTTCCTCAAGCTCAAGGACCCCTGCCGCATCCTGATCGACGTGGCGACGCCCGAGGGTGTAGTTGCCTTACTGCGCGTGATTCGAGAATCAATCGATAAGCTCAAGGATGTGGTCGGCAGGATGCCAGGAGAGGACCCCAATGGATCAACCCTACCGCCATGCTGACCTCTACAACGCCTTCCGCTGCGCCCAGCTGTTCGAGTTCGCACGAACCTGGCCAGACCAAGGCGAGTACGACCTTGGACCCGAGACGCGCCGAATCATCGAGCGCCTGCTGCCCCAAGCCGCCGGCGGCCAATTCGAGCTCGCGCTGGGCGAGGCCTACGCAGCCATCTCGAATCTGCCGCGCCAGAAGCGGCTGAGGCTTGACCAACCCGACCCTTCGGCGATGCTGGTACGCGAGAAGCTGTGCGCGGCCGGCGTGCTCTATGCTGGCTCGAAATGGGCCGAGCTGGCAGGCCTTGGGGGCGCAAACTGGGCCAGCGGCAAGATCGATGGTCCACCCTTTCCCTACATCCGCCAAACGCGGCTGGTGATGGGCAATATGCATTACTTTTTCCGCTGCTATGGCGAGTTTGACGACGACGCCGCAGCCACGCTTGAGCGCGATCCGACGTGGTCGATGGAGGTCGACCAGGACCAGATCGCCACGGTCGTGCCGGTCATTGTGGGGCGCCGCTCGCCAGATACCTACGAGAACCCCTGGACGCGCCGCTACCGGCTCTCGAACGGCCAGCAGGTCTACACGCTCACCTACCGCGACCCGCGCGACCCCTCGGGCCAGACCCGCAAGCGGCGCTCTGGCGACAAGGAAATCTTTGAGTCAACCGAGCAGATCGTTGCTTGGGTCGATGCGCTCTGGGAAGCCTACCGCGAGCGGCCATCGGGCAGCGAGAGCCCATTCACCGAGTCGTTTCGGTCGCCGCGGCGCGTGGCCGAGAACTGGGAGTACTGCCGATTGGCGGTTGGCACGGCGCTACAAGCAACGCGCTTTCGGTTCAACGGCAACCTCGGCCGCAACCCGTTCGCCTGCCATTACCCGGGCAGATGTGCGTTTGAGAAAGTGTGTTGGCGATAGCGGAAGGAGATTTGCATTAGATGACTACCTCCGTAAAATCCGCAAAACCGAAGCGCCTAGCAGACCGTAGCTCGCGGCTCATGGCGCGCAGGGAGCGCGATTCCCAATGGGAATTCATGGAGCGCGTGGCACGCGAGGGCGTTGTCTGGATGTGCCCGTGGGACAAATATCATCGCCATGGACCTCGCTGCAAGTGCGAGTCCCGGACGTTTGAGCCCGACGGCCACCAATGGCGATGCGTTCGCTGTAAGAGCGTGTTAGATCAGGTCCCCGACGACGGCGTTTACGTGTTCGGCCTGCTGGGCAGCAACGAGTTTTACTATTGGCTTGATTCCCACAAGGATTGGTGGCGGCGAGGGCGCTGGTCGCAGAAGCGTTGTGCCCGGTCAATTCGGATTACTGAAGCTGGCCGCGAGGCCCTGCGTAACCGTGAAGCGTACGACATGGAGCCGATAGAAGGCGGGATGGTCGAGCCTGGCTATATCGTGACGCCATGGCCTCGAAAGAAAGTTGGATGACAGGAGAAAACCCATGGAAAGACACCCAGTTAAATCCTCACAGATTGCCGCCATCGGCTACGACGAGGCGAGCCGCACCCTGGAGGTTGAATTCCTCAACGGCTCGGTCTATCAATACGACGGCCTGCCGCCCGAAACCTTCCAGGCGCTGATTCAGGCCGGCTCGGTCGGGGCGGCGCTGCGGCGACTGGTAAAGGGGGAATACGCCTTCAGGAAGATGTGAGGGGGGCCGAGCCTTTTGGTTTGCTTCGCTACCCAGGATAGCCCGCATCGGCTCTTGGAAGGAGTGTGAACGGGCTCGGCCCCAACTGCTGCTGCTTTGACAAGGAGAATACCACATGCGAGACGAGACCACAACCTACGAGATCCGCTCCAGCCAGCACGAGCGCCGACTGTGGCGAGAGAATACGGACCTCACTAGCGGCGAGCTTGAGCCGCCGATCCGCAAGCAGGAACTCGCCATCAAGTTTGTCGACCTCGGCGACCAAGGTATCACCACGGGCACCGGCTACAACCACGAAGGCTGGTGCATCTGCCGGCAGATCCTTGAAGACTATTTGGGGGACCCGGCCAAGGCCGAGCGCCTCGCACTGCCGCTGTTGGCCGAGTGGCTGCAGCACTGCGGCCCGACCGCCCGCATCAACGGCTATCGGCTGCTTGATGTGCTGGAGCGGATCGAGACCAAATTTGCGGAATCCGCAAACGAGGAGGGGTGAGAATGCCGTTAGACGACCAAGGCTTTGTGGTCTGCGCGTTCTGTGGTCAGCCGTCGAACCTTCTCTGTGATGGGCGCCTGCCAGACGGCAAGACCTGTGACAGGCAAGTCTGCCGCCAGTGCGCCAAGAAAGTGTCGACATACCACCTCAGTTACGCCGACAAAAAGGGCCGCCGACAATGCCGCTGGGATACGGTTGATCTCTGCCCCGATTGCGTCAAGGAGGGGCGCACCCCTTGAACTTCTGCTGCCTCGGTACTGGCTCGGCGGGCAACGCCATTGCGGCGTGGGGAGAGGACTGGGGTGTGCTCATCGACGCCGGCCTGTCTTGCAAGCAGATCCGCCTGCGATGCGCCGAGCGGGGCGTGCCGCTGGCGCAGATCCACACGCTGCTTGTGACGCATTCGCACGGCGACCATATCCAGTCGATCAAAACACTGGTTGAGCGCGAAGGTTTTGACCGCGTCTACGCCACCGCCGCCACCATCGAGAGCGTCGACTATCTTGCCGCGCACCCCTTGCTGTGCGAGGTGGTCGAGCCCGGCAAGGTGTTCTTTATGCCCAAGTTGCCGCACGTCAAATTCATTGCCGTCGAGACGCATCACAACGCGGCTGGCGCGGTGACCTACTTCGTCAAGGAGCGCGCCTCAAAGCTCGCGATGTTTGTCGAGACGGGCCGGGTAACCCCGCAGATGCTCAAGCTCGGCGCGGGCGCCCAAGGCTACGTGATCGAAGCCAACCACGACCCCTACATGTGCGCCGACAACGAGAAACGCCCGCGGCATATCAACGAGCGCACCTACCACACGCACCTGTCGAACGACCAAGCCGCCGAGGTGGTTTGCGGGATGGGCCCCGAGGCGCGCGTGGCAGTGTTTGTGCATGTGTCCAGGGAGAACAACGATCCTGAACTGCTGCGTCGGGTCCTGCGCAAAGCCTATGACAAGCGCGGGCTGCCCCTGGCGATGCGAGTAAGCGAGCAGGATAAACCAACAGAGGTTTTCCTCATCTAGCTTTTTAATGAGAATGTATGTTCAAAAGAGGCAATCCGATGAAGTGGATCCTGAAGTCATTCGGCAGCCTGCCGACGACCACGGCCGGCATGGACCAAATTCTCAAATACGCCCCGTCCATCCAGCGCGAGCTCTACATGCACAAGGTTCAGTCGTGGCGGCTGTGGCGACCGCGCGCCGGCTCCCCCGAGGTGCATCTACTCATCCACGGTAGCGCAAACTCGGTGCGCACACTGCTGCGGTTCAGCAGCCGCCAGCAATTGACAGAATTCCGAGACAAACTGACAGGCATTATCAGGAGTATTGACAATGGGAAACTATCCTCAGACACCTAGCGCGGGCCTGCCGACCACGGCCGGCATGGACCAAATTCTCAAATACGCCGAGATGCTGCCGGCCGATGACCCCGACCGCGCCAACCTCATCAAGGCGGCGCTGATCTGCAACGCGCCGCAGATTCCCGTCCACGCCCGCGGCAAGCCGATGTCGGTCATGTTCATGATGCTGCGCGCGCGCGAGCTTGGGATGCCGTTCGGTATGGCGCTACAGGTCATCTATCCCACTCCTGGCGGCAACCTGGGCCTGGAGGCAAAGGCTATGCGGGCGCTGCTGATCCAGGCTGGCTGCACGGTGGAATACCCGGTCAACGAGGCCGAGAAGGTTGTTTGCAATGTCACCCGGCCGGGCGTCAACGGCTCCAAGCCTCAAAGCTACGCCGCGACGTGGACCAAGGCGCGCGCCGAGGCTTATCCGGTCTGGCTGCCCAACAAGCAAGACCGCGACGGTCCTAAGGAGCGCTCCAACCTTGCCGAGAAGTGGCGGCGCTCGGGCCAGGAGCTTCAGAACATGCTGCGGCAGCGGGCCTGCTCGGAGGCGGCGCGCGAGATCGCTCCTGACATTATCGGCGGCATGTACACCTCCGAGGAGGCCATCGACATCGACCATCAGCCTGAAGCCTTGCCGCCCGCAACCACCGAGGAAAAGCTCGAAGCCATGCAGCAGCAGGCTGCCGTCAGCGACGACATCGACGAGGCGCTGATTTCCATTGCCGACCAGCAGAAGGTCAAAGAGTTGGCGCACAAGGCTGGCGTGCCAATCGCCACAGCGATCAACGTGATGCTCGATATCTGCATGGCGTCTAGCGAACAGGACGATCCCAAAGCCTACGTCAACGCCAGCGTGCTCAAGCTGATCGAGGCCTACAGCGGCAAACTCGAAGCCAAAAAGCCCCGCTCAAAGCCCGCTGCGGCAAAGACAACGGCTGAGGCCGCCAAGGCGCTCGCTAAACAAGTAAAGCCCGAGGTTGACGACTTTGTCGAGTCGATTGGCGATCCCGATGAGCCGGAAGGGGAGAAGCAAGCCGAGCCGTCGGGTGACGATCCCTTCAGTGCGGAGCTGCCACCGGCTAAGGGCGAGGCTTCGCTCGACGATCTGGACAAGATGTTTGACTAACCACAAAAAAGGAGAACCCATGCCAATCGAGATCAAATCCCTATCCGGCGCCGTGCTGCGCATCGTCGATGCCTCGTCGCTCACCGGGGCCAACCTGCGCCTGGCCAGCTTGCGCGAGGCCGACCTGATCGGGGCCAACCTTCGCGGGGCCGACCTGAGCGAGGCCAACCTGAGCCGGGCCGAGTTGATCGGGGCCGACCTTCGCGGGGCTGGCCTGCGCGGGGCCAACCTGCGCGGGGCTGGCCTGCGCGAGGCCGAGTTGATCGGGGCCGACCTGCGCGGGGCCGACCTGAGCGGGGCCGACCTGCGCGGGGCCAAGCTGAGCGGGGCCGACCTGAGCGGGGCCAAAGGAATCCTGCGCATTTCTGGACTTGGCCATGACATCATCGCGGTGGCGGGATGCGATGAGGTCCGCGTCGGATGCCACTCTCTGCCAATTGGTGAGTGGCTGTCAAGATATAAAGCAATTGGCAAAGAAAACGGCTACCGGCCGGGAGTAATCCATGAATACGGCCTGCGCTTACAGTTTGTTGCGAAGCGCGTCAGGGCCATGAAAGGGAAGAAATGAAAATCAGCCAAATCCACCTGAAAAACTTTCGAGGGTTTCCTAACGCGCCCATCGAGTTCGGCGACTACACGATCCTTCGTGGAGACAACGGCGCTGGAAAATCCTCGATCCTGATGGCGCTGGCTTGGGCCGCCACCGGAATTTGCCGCGAGACGCACCTGAGCGGCGCCAAATGGGAGCGGCTGGTGTCGTGGGGCGCCGACTCGGTCGGCGTCAAGGTCGTCTCCGACATCGCCACGTGGGCGCGGCAGCGTGGCAGCGGGCGCGGCATGGGCGGCCACCGCTTGCAGGTTGCTGGAGTTGACAGCGCGAACGTAGATACCTGCCAGGCGCTGCTTTACGAGCGCATGGGCGGCAACGAGCAACTGCTGACGGCGCTGCTCGACCCGCTGCCGATTATGGACCGCGACCCACAGCAGCAGAAGGTGCTGATCTCGCGGGTGCTGAAGCCTGAGCCGGTCAAGATTACCGAGTTGATGCGCAAATACTCGATCGAGAGCTTGGCGAGTCTTGAGCAGATCGACCGCACCGTTCGGGACCTCAAAGACGTCACCCTGCGCTCGCTCAACAAAGACCTCAAGCGGCTGCAGGATTCCGCCGTCGAGCGGCCTAAATGGCCTCGCGAGGGTAAGACAGCCGAGCAGTTGCGCTCAGGCCACCAGCAGGCCCAGCAGCAGCGCGACAAGATCAACCGCGAGTTGGGGGCGATCGAGCGCCGTAAGTCCGATCTAGAAGCCGCAATCGCCGCCGGCAAAACAGGTGGGGAGGCGCTATCGGAGGCCGCTGCCGCCAATCTTGCCGAGGCGATCGAGAAACTCACCGCAACAATCGCGCGCAATGAGCCGTTGTGGGCCGACGCCGAGCAGAAGTCGAAGGGGGCCACAGCCGAGCGGCAGAAAGCTAGCGAGGCGATGCAGAAAAACCTCGCTGAGCAGCTTCGCGTGAAGGGCTTGATCACCCCCGAGCCGGTCGAGTGTCCAGCCAAGGCCTGTCCCGTGCTCGCCGCGTTTGCCGACTCGCCGGCCGCCAAGGAGAACGCCGAGCAGCAGGCCAAGCTCAAGCGGCTGGAGGGAGCCTACACCAAGCTCGACAAGGAGCAGAAGAAGGCGATCCAGGCCGAGCAGGACGCCCAAGCCGCGGCGGCGGCGCTTGCTGAGGGGCTGCGCGCTGCTAGGGAAACCCTGCGAGAGTCCACGCTGAGGCTTGAATCCCACCGCGCGGCAGCCACCGCCTCGCAGCACGAGGCCGGCCTCGCCGCGGTTACTGCGGAGCTCGACGCCGCCAAACAGAAACTCTCGACCGTGCAGATGATCCTCACCAAGGCCGAAACAGCCCTGGAGGAGATTGCCGACTACGAACGCACCGACCAGAAGGCGACGGCCTACATGGCGGACCTGGAGGCAACCACGGCCGGCGTGCGCGAGGTGAAAGAACTCGTCAAGCAACTGGAATCGGAGCGCACCCGTATTGTCGAGTCTAGGATCGGCGCGGTGGTCAAGGCTATGAACGAGTTCCTGAGGCCGTTCGGGTTGGGCCCGGTGCGCTACGAGCTTGACTCGGGCTTTGGCACCGAGACCTGGGAGGCCGAGCGCTGGTCGGACGGCGAGCGCCGGCAGATCCTCGAAGCTGCGTTCCGGGTTGCCGCAGCGAAGACAACCGGCATCGGCGTGGCGGTGATCGAGCATGCCGCGCCGCTGTCGAAGACCCGCGAGAGGTTGCTGGCTAAAGCCCTGATGGGGTCGGGCTGCCAGATCATCCAAGTCTACACCTCCGACGAGAAGACGGCGCCGCCGGCTGGGGCCGCATGGCGAACTTGGTGGGTCGAGCGCAATGGGACTGGCGAGGCGACAGCAACGGAGTTGACAGTGTAGGGCTTTGGTGTTACTCTCGTTCTCGCCTGGTTTGGCCGACTCGGCTGTTTGCACTTCTACTTTGGCGGCGGGGGCGTCGACCCCGCCCGCCATCCCCTTCGACGCAGTGGTGCCATCCAGCCGCGTTTTGCGGAATCCGCAAATTTAAAAAGGGAAAGCCCCCGGGGCCGGATTGAGTGACCCCGAGGGCTGAATGGAATCGCTTATGGGAAAGTATCGCTACCCTGCAAGCCATTTTACCATGCTTCCCCACCAGTTGGTGGATGAAGTTTTACCAACCCTCTCAGGGTGTGAATTAAAGCTCTTGATTGTGCTCTGCCGATGGACTATTGGTGAAGGCAAGGCAACTGTTCAGTTCGGCCGTGACGAGTTGCGCAGCCTCTGTGAAAACAGCCGAGACTCGCTCACTAGGGCGACAGCTAGGTTGGTCGACATCGGAATTCTGAGAGTTCAAGACGACCCCAGTGGTCGCCTCTACGAGATCGTTAGGGAGCCTGGTAACACGCCCCCTGCGGCCAGCCAATCCGGGCCGCCCCCGCCCGAGTATCAGGCGGACCCCACTATATATCTTAAACAAGAAGACTTGGAAGACAAGAAGGAAGAACTACCAGCCCTAAGTCTTCCCTGTTCTGGGTCGATCAAGAATGGGATTCGTGACGCCTGCAAGGAGATCGGAGCCAGGCTCCCCGGCCAGGCTGTACTCGTAAAGATTCGCCAGCGTGACCAGGTAGCACGCCTGGAGGGGTTTGAGCAGATGTGCTCGTACCGGGAGGCGCTGGCCGGTGCCATGACAGAGTACCGTGCCGAGCCGGCAGGCCTGCCACTTGGAGAGCGCCTACTGAAAGTCCGGTTTGTGTCGTCGGAACAGCGCAACGGCGGCGGCGGCCCTAAGCAGTTGCCACGCAAGATCGGCCGGAGCGGCCGAGAGCGCGGCGCAAACGTATTCCCAGCCTGTTCCAATATGGTCAAATGGTTGGAAGAAAGGGACATCGAAACAAAACTTGGCGCTGACGTACCAGATTGGAAATGGCAGGAGGTGGACGGGTTCAGGATGGCATTCCCAAACTACTTTGAGGATGAAGTTTATGGCGGCCCGGTCTACGACCGCACCAACGGCTATGATGGCCTCGATGGATCTCAGGTGATGGGGATCTTATTTGAAGCCATCAAGGGCTGCAATAAACGCGAAGCCGCCACGTTCGAGAACGAGTACAAACATGCCAAGTAAACGTCGAACCAAGCGCGCGTCAGACGAGTTCCGCAACAAGGTGACGCGACTGTCCTGCCTCGATGGCCCGTTCATGGAGCCTGCGGCGTGGGATGCGCTGGTCGAGGCGTTTGAGAAGTGGGTGGGCGAGGAGCACATCGACGAGGCGATCGACGCCTTCCTGCTCGACCCCTCCCATAAGCGTCCCACGCCGGGCCACGTCGAGGCGATGTCGAAGGCGAACCTGTGGACGCTGTCACTGGCTGATAAGCTGCGCACGCTGGCCGACAAGCAGAACTGCCCCGAGTGCAGCAACACCGGCTGGAGGCAGGAGCCGGTCCCCAATCGGCCGGGGTTGACCCAGGCGCGCCTATGCACGTGCCACATCGGCCGGCTGATCTCGCACCGCAAACAGCGGGAGGTGGCTTGATGCCTGACCAATTTGACATCGACATCGCCAAGGGGTTCAACCGCGACAGGGAGGTCGACTCCCTTCGCAGGCGCCTTCGCGGGCGCGTAGTGGCCGGCGGGAGTTTGTCCGCGGCTGAGTTGCAGCGGTTTGTTGGCGACTCGCGTAGCGTTGCCATCCTGCCTAGTGAGGAGTCGCTTTACATCCAGATCGCCGCGCTACAGCGGACTATGGATCGCCTTTACCAGACAGACCCGGACAGCACCGCCGTTCTGCGCTACGCCGAGTTCATCGCCAAGCTCCAAGCCGACCTCGCGGCGGTGCGCGAACGGAACGAACGTAATGAGGCGGCAGAGCAGGCCCGAAAGGCTGAGCAAGATAAAATTCTAAGGTGGCTCGGAGGGCAGGGTCGCCTTGCTTTCACGGCGCCTGACGGCTGGGGTGATGTCGTCGTCGATGATCCACCGCCGCCACCACCAGAGCAACCCCCGCCGCCCAGGGCCCCAGCCTACAACCCGGCAGAGCCCAAGCCACGTAAGTACGACCTTTCAGGAGAATGACCGTGCAGACCACCATCAAGCTCGTTCCTGACGCCGCAGCGCTGGTACTGCCAGACTGGCAGGCAAAGCTCCACCGCGCCGCCCCCGACGCCGTCAAGGGTATCCTGCGCGAAGCAGGACGCTTTCTACAGGCGGTCGAGAACGCCGGCACGCCAGCCCGCAAGGCGCTGGGGCATGTGCTGGCCGAAACCAAGCAGCGCAAACTGCACTTGGAGTGGGGTTACGACGGTTGGGGCGCGTTCATGGACGACATGCCGGCGCTGGCGTTTGTGGCGACGCGCACCGCCTACGAGGCGATCGAGATGGCTGAGTCGGAGGCGATCGCATCGCTTGACCCCGAAAGGCTTGCCGCGCTGCCGCTGACCAACGCCCGAACGATCGTTAAGGTCGAGAAGGCGCAGAAAGCCTCCGGCAAAAAGCTCGACCCTGGAATCGTCGAGCAGGCGGTGACGCTGCGCCCGCGCGACTTCCGCCGCGAAGTCTCCGCCGAGGAAGGGGCCACGGTGCGTGTGTGGGTCCCTGACAAAGCCGCCGCGGGCCAGATCGAGCGCATCCTGAAGGTACTCGCCGGAGCGAGCGCCGAGGCGGCCAAGGCGTTTGCCGACTTCATTGAGTCAGCCGACCTAGTGGCTTATGCTGGGGAGGGGCCCGACAACCGCATCGATGCGATCCTGGGCTACGTAGCAACGCACGTGGCGGCCGGAATTCGCCAGGAAGGCGATGAGGCGACCAGGCAATGGGTCAACGGTGTCTCTGATGCAGCCTTTGGGGCGCAGCGCTGAAAGTTGCGGAATCCGCAAAATGCCTGTTAACTACCTGATTGACGGAGTTTTTCCGAGTGGCGCTTGGGTAGTCGCCGGCCAAGAAGCAGTCAAGATTCCACCGGCGCCGTATCGCGGCTACCACCAAATCACCATGGAAACCAAAGCCACGCTACGCTTCGAGCCAGATCCGTGCGCCGAAGAATTCACACTGTTCTCGGTCACCGTCAAGGGCGAATCCGAGCGCCGCACGCCAGCCGATACAATGCGCCTACTTAACGATGCCCAGCGTGCAATTCTGCTTGAGTACTCCGCATATGGCGCGATCGATATCGCCGACCTTGCCTCGATGCCAATCGAACAACTCCGTCAATGTCTTGATGCCGATATCCAATGGCGCAAGGACCGGCCAGACCAGTACGCTGCCGAGATAGCCAGGCTTCGCAAGATAGCCAGCAAGGGTTCGCCTGGTCGTTGGGCTGGTTTGCAAGGCCTACCCCCGTCTCCCAAGGCCCCGGCCTACAACCAGGCAGAGCCAAAGCCACGCAAGTACGACCTTGACATGTAAAGGGATAGCTAACCCATGAAATTCCTACTCGCCATTGTCCTATTCCAAGCCATTGCCTGGCCGCAGACCTGCTCCCAGCAGCCCACGCCTGCGCTGTCCGATATCAGCGAGTGGTCCTGTAAGCGCATGGACTACGATCAGGCCTGGGACCTGCTGACCGCCAACGGTATCGCCCCGGTGCGTAACGCCAAGGTGACCCAACTTGGCTCGACGGCAAACTACCGCTCGCGCAAGCAGCGGGTGATCCGCGGGCTGCAGATCCTGGGCTTTGCGACCTCGCTCGCAGGCGGGCTACTCGCCAACAACGACAAGCTGCTCGACTGGCAGATCGGCGCGCTGATTGCCGGGCCCAAGTTGACTGAGGAAGGCGTCAAGTTTTTCGGCGGCGCACCCAACGAGTTCCAGGAGACGCCGGCCGAGGCTGGCTTTGTGACCATCTACAGCCGCTACACGCCCAAGTTGATTGCCGGAGCGGTGGATCCGGTGGGTGCGCTGTTCGAGCCTGCCGACCAGGTCGCGACTGGGCAGCAGGCCATCGCCAAGATCAACCAGTGGCTGGCCGAAGTGCTGGGGAAGCCGGAGGCGATCCCCGAGGAACTCCAAGGCGTGGTCAGCAATATGCGCAACCCGCGCTCGGAAGCCGAGATGCGATGGATTGTCGCCTACTACCGCGATCGCCAGAATGAGGCCGAGGCCGAGGCGGCGCTGGCCAGGGGCTACCAGCAGGAGTTGCGGATTTCGCAAATTCAGGAGGCTCAGGAGGCGAGATGAAGATTCTTAAAGTTGTGGTATTTTCTGCGTGTGTTTGCGCTTGCTGCCTTTCGATTGCGCTGCTTGGGAACGCCTTTTGGCAGCATCGCAGGCATCAACCGGTTGATATCTTAAGGGCAACGATTGACACCCAAAGCGCCGTGATAGCCTACCAGGACAAGGTCATTAAGCGCCAATTCGAGGCGGTCGATAAGGCCCATGCTATGCTGCGCGAACTCAGCCCGGTATGCGTACCGAGTGATAATTTCCAGATCTCATTCCCATCTATAACGCCGCCAGGAGAAGGCGCATACATCACGCTGCAAGACGCAGACACTGTCGGGATTCGTATCTCAGATAACATCTTCGAACCAGGGAATCAGTTCCCGGAGGCTTGGTACCACCATTGACTCTCGAAAACGCCCGCACGATCACCGAGCTTGAGATCGTCATCACGCCCTGCCACGAGGGCTGGGTGGCTTCCGGCCGCCACCCTGAGCAGCAGATCGAGGCGGCATTCGGCAGCGGGCCGACCGAGGGCGAGGCGCTGCTGGACTTGGTCGAGATGAACTGGCGGCGCGTGTGCGCGTTTGTGTTCAAGCGCCAGAGTTGGAAGTGCGCTGACTGCGGCAAGATCAAACCACTACAGGGACACCATACCCGAAGGAGAAGCCATGGCAGAAAAGACCTCCCCGAAACAACCACAGGGCTCTGCGCCGCGTGCCACGACGCGCGAGAAGGCCGCTGACGACGCCCACTGGCGGCAGTTTTTGATCGACCTGCTCGTCGATGTCCTACACTGTCCCGACCGCGAGCACGCCGGCGCGGCAGTCGTCGCGCGCCACGCGCAGCATCAATTCCCCGAAGACGAAGAAGTCACCCGGTTGACAACGGCGGTGCTTGGTGCGGGAATCATCCACTAAGCGCCGGCCACGCTTCGGCCACAAGGCCCCCTCGAAAGAGGGCAACCTGCTGCGCCACGTCAAGGAATACCTCGGCTGGGAATCCATTTGGGCGATGCGCGTGCATTGCGGCAAGGCGCGCCACGGCGGGCGGTTCGCCCCCGGATTCACGCTGCCAGCCAATGTGTTCCCTGACGAGAACCCGGCAGCCGCGCTCGCTGGCGCCCACAAGGGCATCGTGCGCACCGCTGAGCAGTGGATCGACCTGGCACCGACCGGAACTCCCGACATGTTGCTGATGATCCCGGCAGGCAGGCCGGTGCATGACATCTGGAGCGGCGAGACGGCCGCAACCACTTACGCGAGGATCGCATGGATCGAAACAAAATCATCCAGTGGCCGGTTAAGCCGCGAACAGCGCGAGTTTCAGGACCTCTGCCGCAAGCAGAACGCGCTGTGGTGGCTGGTGTCGAGTCCGGAGGACCTCAGGCTCTATATCCCGCCGAAAGCACATCTCTTGTGAGCCTGGCATACGGACTTGGGTTCGCCGCCGGCGTGCTGGTTGGGTTCTCGGTGGCGGCGTTTCTCTACTCGGCGATTCGCCGCTGGAGCTAGCTATCCTCGCAGATCCCTGGGAATGGCGAGGGGCAAGGCGGCTCCGGGCACCCGGCGCAGGCAATCAACTGCTCCATCCCGTTCTGGCGGAACGACTGCGGGTCGATCCCCGCCACCTTCAGCAGCGCGCCGCCGATGGCCAGCGCTCCGACAATGAACAGCCCGATAGGGCTCCAATCGATCAGGTGTTTCATCGTGTTCTCCTTCTTCCAGTCTGGACATCAAGCAACTGCCGCAGTAACTCGTTAGTCTCGCTGCGACCTTCCGCCATCTTCTTTTCCAGCTTTACAAACGGCTCGGTGAACGGGCTGTGCCCGTTGCGCATTCTGCGTTCCCGGAGCCTGTCCAGGAAAAAACCAGCCAAAATAACCGCCGTTGTCAGCAGTCCGCCGACCCAAGTCACACGGTCGGCGAATTGATCCTGGGATTCCTTTATTGTGTCGGCGGCGATCGAGATTTTTTGCAATGTGTCGGTGTTGACGTTGATTCGCTCGTCCTGTTTGGCGTTTGTGGCAATCAACTGCTGCAGCATGTCTTTCTGCTGCGCGACGATGGCCTTCAGGTCGGCATCGGTTGCGGTGAACCCAGTCGCCTGATCCTCAAGCCGCTCGACGCGGCGCGTGGTCGCGTCCTGCTGGGCTTGCGCCGGAGTATTCTGGCTGCCGCCGCCAGCCACCAGCACCATCATGAACATGACCATGTGGCCGCCGCGGCGTATCCACAGCCGCCAATCCGGCCGCCAGTACCCGAAGGCGATCTGGAGAATAGCGAACTGGATTCCAACCGTACAGGCAATTATAGCCAGTAGTAGGCCGACAAGAACGTTTGGCTGGATCAATCAGAGTCTCCCCTGCGCGATCTCAACTACGATTTTGAGGGTTTCCGTATCCTTGTCGCGCTGGGCGGCAACGGCCCGCTCGACCGTCTGGGCGCAGCCAACCTCGGTCTCGCCGCGGCGCATCTCAGTGTAGGCCGCAGCGGCTCCGAGCGCGCCGGTGAGAATCCAGGCGACCAACTCGCGCCACGTTCCGGTATGCGGAAGTTGCAAAATCAGACCTCCTGCCCGCTATGCTCCTGCCGCCAAAGCTCGGAGAGGGTTTCAAGCGCCTCGATCTCCATAGCCTGAGCCCGCTCATCCAGCCGTTCGGCGCGTTGGCGATCCACCTCGGCGAGCTCGCGCAAAAACTTGACGCGCTCGATCTGACGCTCGGCTTCCTGCTTGGACATGGTCAGGGCTCCTGCTCGGGCGCCGGCAGCGGTGGCAGCACGGGCCGCGCCCCAACGCGGATATTCTTGCGAGACTCGATCATCTGGCGGTCCTGGAGCGCTTCGAGTTGGCGCTTCAACTGCTCGCGCTGGGCCTCTGTCAGGTCGCCTTTGATGAGCATCTCGCGCGTGCGCCGCGCCTGGAACCCGACCGACTTCTGCCGCTTGACGATGTCCATGGCCACACGGCTACCGCCGAACGGGTATTCGTTGACGATCCGGTCGAAGTCCTCTTTGTAGAAGCTCTCGACGTCGCCCATGGTCTCGCGGGCGATCAGCGCGGTTTCGAGCCGGTACATCATCTCGTTATAGCCAGCCTCAGCCTCAGCCTGCGACTCGTAGTTGCGGCGGACGGCGTTTTGGTAGGGGTCCACCTTGTAGATCCCCAGCGCGCGCTGCCAGTCGATCGGTCGCTGCAGCGTGCGCCTCAGCGGGCCACCTTCTCCGACAACGTTCTCAGCCCTCAGAAACGCTCCCACTGGTGAGAACAGCTGCCCGACACCCCACATGCCTTTTATCATTGCGCATTCGCCGGTGCCCTCGATCGACGGCGGGCAGATGGGCCGGCCGGAAAACTGGTCCTTTCCCGACGCCCAGCCTTCTAAGATTTTCGCAACCGGGTGCAGCATGTCGTGGGCTACAGCCAACGGCCCAGCTTTGCCAATCATCACGTCGCGTGCGAACTTTGCCCCGGCATCGAGAGGCGTAATCTCCCCACGCTCGACTTGCTCGAAATAGTCCCGCGCCTTGTCGAACCCAAACACCCGCGCGAACATGTCCCAGGGATTCTCGAAGGCGATCCAGATCTCTTTGCCTTCGTCGTCGCGCCAGCCGGTGTTGAAGTGCGTCATCGACCGCAGATAGTCTGGAGCGTTGGCTTCGCTTTCGGCGCGGTCGCCCATCGTATTCCACAGGTAGAGCAGCGTCAGCGGGATACCGATCTTTGCCGCCAATTCAAACGGAAAATTCCAGGCGTAGCGGCCGACATTGTAGGTCATCGACGCTGCCCAATGAACAAACGGTAGCACCAGCCCGCGCACCTCACGCTCGTAGACTGGGGCTGATTCCCCGTAATCGACCAGCAGCCGCCGGCTGGCCTTGCCGACTACGTCGATAGGCTTCAGGCCGCTGACCTTGAACATCTTCGCCATGCGCCTTTCGAGTTGAGCGTACTGGCCAGCCTGGATTTTCTTCATGCCACGAAGAAAGATTGCCGTGCGCAGCAAGCTCTCCCTGTAGGTGCCGGCCGTCTCGTACAGGTGCAGCGGATTCCACTTCGCCCATGCGCCTTTCCAGCCGCCGAACACCTTTTCGATGTAGGGGTTTTCAAAAGGCACCAGTGGCCCGATCTTGCGCGACAACTCCGGTCGGGGAACCTGCCCAAGGACTTCGCCGCCCTGCAGCGTCGACGTCTCGACGACGCGCTGCGCGTACATCATGTCCTTGATGCCGGCCAGATGCGGCGGGGGGTTGGCCGATAGCACCTGGATTGCCTCGAAGAACTCGATGCCCATCGCACCGCCGAGGATCGAGCCGCCGTATCCGCCAATGATCGCACCCGCAGGTCCACCGAGCAGGCCACCGATCACCGTGCCGGCGGCATTGCCGACAACGAGGCCCACGTAACTCGGCATGAACAGATAGGCCGCCGCGGCGTCACCGACAAAATTGTGCACCTGGAACGGCAACCCTGCCCAAGCGAGCGTCCAGCGCTTCCACTCAGGCGTGCCGTAGGGCAAGTCCATCAGGATCGAGTTCTGCTTGGGCTCGCGGAACTTGTTGAGCCGCTCGGCGATCGCAGGCTCAAGCAGGTAGGTCTTGGTTGGTCCCGCCATCGCCAGCCGCTCGCCGAACATGCCGGCCTGCTCCATCTGGTCGGCGGTCATCTGCTGGGCCTTCGCCTTGTCGAGCCGCGCGTCGGTGATCGTGTTGACGTTCTCGAAGCGGTTGCCGGGGTTGGGCGACCAGCCAACGAGTGTCACCGTCTCAAGAGATCGCTGCACGACAGGCCCACGCGGGCCGGCAACGGTGCGCGTGACAAGCCTCTGGATCTCAACGAGTTCATCAGGTCGCGGTTGCCGCGTCTTGCCGAACAGGTTCAGCCGCTCCTGCGGCGTGAGCGAGCCCAACTGGTCGTAGTCGTTCGCCACGCCCTGGATGAAGTCATCGACGGCGTTGTCGAGGTGCACCCGCATCAGGTGCTTGTACATGACATCGATGTAGTCGGGGTTGATGAGCCGCTTCGAGCCGGAACGCTTGCGGGCGTAGCGCCGGCCCGGCGTGCGCAGCCGCGACGGCATCCAGGCCATCTCGCCCAGCCGCTCCGAATAGTCCATCACCATGTGCGGGAAGTAAGGCGAGGCGGCCGCCCCGGGCGTGATCTTGCCGCGGGCCACCAGGTCGGCACCCACCTCGCGCTGCACCAGATCCATGTGGCGGGCCAGCGCCGCAAAGACAGGCTTCGGCGCAGCCTTTTCGAGCGCCGCAATAGCCTGATCGACCGCCACCGGGTCAATGTCGTTCGGCAATCCCAGCCCGCGCTGTGCCGTGGCGCGGAAGTCGTAAAGGATTGCCAGCGGCGAGAAGAACTGCTTATACTCGTCGCGCCGCAAGCCTTCGAGCACCGTTTCCAGTTGGGTGACCGCGCGCCGGGCAGAATCGATGCCAGCGCCGCGGAACAGCCGGAGGCGGTTCGAGAATTCCGGCAGGTGGCGGACCTTCCACTCGTGAATGAAGCGCTCGCCCAGGAAGTCTTTAGCGCGCGTCAGGGCATTGGCTTTTTTGGCAGTTGCGGCAAGCTGTTGCTCGATTTTGGGGTCGAGCCGGGGGCGGCGGAGGGCGAAGTTGGGTCCGCCCGGTCCTCCGGTGTCTCCGGGAACAGGCGGTCGAATTCCTCCAGTACCGCCTGGCGGCCCCCCGCCTGCGCCGCCTTCAGCAGGCGCTGCATGTTCAAGGCCGCCCGCTGGGCGTCCTCCACCGACAAGAGCTTCGATTTGTTGGGCAACGGTGGCAGGGTCATAATCAATCCCAAAGGCTTCAGAAGCCTGTTCGCGGACTATGCGAACCGTCTCAAACAGTTCGGGGCTCGCCATTTCTGAGACGGCAAAAGCAGCGGAGCCGTTTCGCTCGGCCAGGTGCATGATCCATGAGGCGACGACTTGCCGCGCGTCGACGCGCGGCATACCGATCTGCTTCCAGTTCCCACGGCCAGCCATCGCATAGTTGGCAATTTCTTCGACAATCTGGCGGGCGTTGGCATTGCCGTAGCCGAGTTTGGTTAACTCGTGCCCGTAATCGTAGAACAGTGGGTCGGACAGGAGCGCGACGGGATCTACCTTCAGGCCTAGCGCTTCCATGAAGTAGTGGGCGCGCTCGTGCCTGATGGTCTCTTTAACTTCGCCCATCGGGCGATCGGCACGTGCCACGAGAATCTGTCCGTTATCGTCCAGCGCGCGCTGCATCTCAAGACGCATCAGTTGCAATTTATCACGCACCCAGGGCAATAGCTGTGTCGTTTCCCTGCCGATAACCTCGTCCATCCTCTTGAGCATCGAGCGGGAGGCTTTCTCAGGAATCTGCGCTCCGAGCAACTGGCCCGAGCCCATGTGGCCTGACATGATTTCGACAAGCGCTGAGCCGCCTTCATTGACGAACAACATGCCCGGCCGATTCTTGCGCGGCTTGCGGTACACCATGTCCGCGCCCTGCATCAGGTCTACGGGGTTTTTGAATGAGCCTTGGAACGGCTGGAGTTGGCGGTCGCCGAGGCGCGCTTTAAGGCCTGCATCCTTCTGACCAACCTGCGCACGACGACCGGGTTTGGCTTCGGCTTCCCTGAGCCCTTTGCGTTGTCTGGCTTTTTCTGCATACTCGGCCTCCGTCACCTGCCGCGCGGCTTCGAGCAGGTCAACCCTGGATGGCGGCCGACCGCCAAAGATGGCGCTCTGCCGCGGGTTGCCGGCCGCCACCAGCGCCTCGTTGTAGTTGTCGAGATAGGCCTGCAGCTTGCGCGGCGAACGGGCATTTGCCTCGAAGTAGCGCGCGATGGCTTCCTGCTCGGCCGTCAACTCGCGGCCTGTCGCAAATAGCGATTGCTGGCGGACGAAATCCTCGACCGTGAAGCCGCGGCCGGCAAGCTCCGTCATCAGGTTTGCCGCGCGCGCCGCGTCCTGGTGAATCGGCAGGTCATGAAACACGCCGTCGGCGATGCCCTTCTGGGAATAGACCATTCTCGGGGCCGCGCCAACCAGCGCGCCCAGGATGTTTTTCTGCTCGTCGTTTGCGGATTCCGCAACTCGCGCCAGAATCTGCGGGTCGCCGTAGGCTTTGGCGATGATCGCGTTGCGCACGCGCGTCAGCCCTTGCGAGGATAGCTCCCCGCCAGCGGCCATGAACCCAGGCTGCTCGGACGGCTCGACCAGCGTCTCGGCGAAGCCGCGCACAAAGTCACGGTTTGATTCGGCCAGCAGCCCGGCCTCGGATTCGGTGTCGAACAACTCAAGCAGCCGCGGCGGCATCCGTGCGGCGTCCTGCGAGGCAAGCTCGGCGGGGGAGAGTTGGGCGACCTGCGACACGTTCGCCAACCTGGCAAACTCCATCCGGTCGATCGGGTTCGCATCCGAGCGGATTCGCACAAGCTGAGGATCGGGGACGCTCTCGATGGCCTTGGGGTCGACGCCGAAGCGCTCGGCGTTTTTCAGCAGCCAGTCCCTGTAGCGCGCCGCGCGCGGCGTCTCGGAGTCGTACTCGCGCCGCAGGGCGATTGTGCGGCCGTTGCCCGCCTCGACCACCATGTCGCCGCCAATAACAGGCGCGCCATCCGACGCCAGATAGCTTTCGCCCAACTGCTCCGGGTCGAGCCGCGACTGAATCTGGCGGATCGAGGCCTCTGAAGCCCGCGACGAACGATCGCGGTTCTGGAGAAACTGCGGATAGTCGGGGTTCTCCACCAGCGCCGACGAGTTCGACGTCACCAGGTCCCGGTTGCGCACGACAGCCCACTCACCCATTACCGACGACTCGCCCGCCTTCATCCAAACCGGCCGGCCGCGCGACAGCGGCTGCGAGCCGCCCGGCTTTGCCATGTCCGAAGGCGTGAAGTCGAGCGCGCGCGGCGGCGCCCCGCCAGTCGCTTCGAGGTCCTGCGGCACGCCCGCTGCGGGCCCCATCTGAAACGCGCCACGGGGCAGGAAGCCCTTGGGCCGCTGGCGCATCGGCGGCATCCCTGGCGCACCCGTGGGCAGCGGCGGGAATGGACTCTTGCCGGGCATGGGCGGCAGATCGCGGCGCAACACCGGCTGGTCGGGCCGGAAGCGTGGCGCGGCCGGTGGGCGCTGGCCAGGCATGGCGCGCGGCGCACCGGCAGGCGGCCTGCGTCCGGTCGCCGTGCGTGGCCCAGGAGGCTCGATTAGGGGTCTGGGAGCCTCAATGCCCGGCGGGCGTGGAGGCGGCAGCCCTGCGCGCGCGCCAGCTACGCCAGCGGCGGCTTTAGGAGCAGCCCCGGCGCGCGCGACGCTTCGCAGCGGCCCAAGACCCGAGCGGATCAGGCCGAGGCCTGTCGCGCTCTCCAGCAACGCCTGCGTCATTTCTTCCTGCTGGATCTTGACGAGTTCAGGATCGCTGCCAGGCTTGACGATCTCATTGAGTCGCTCGAAGAACCCAGGAACGCGCTTGCCAGCCTCGTAGGCCAGCGATGCGCCCAAGCCCAGCCGCGCCGCCATCTGCGACAGCAGCCGTGAGCCGGCGGTTGCGCCAATGGCTGGCAGGCCCAGAGCGCCAAGCGCAAGGCCAGCAGGCGATGCCATCCCGGTTGCGAATTCCGCAACTCCGCGCGCCGCGCCCCGCTCTGGCGTCAGGGCAGTAACATCGACCGCCGGCTCAAGCAGCATGCCGGGAACTTCGCTCAGTGGCTCGATCGCGCGGCTGGAGCGCAGCGCCCCACCCAGTAGTGTCGGGCGCTCTTCGGTCCCCAGGGCGAACTGGCCCAGCGCACCGCCGGGCGTCTTGCCGGTGATAGTGGGTTTGATCGGCAGGCCCTCGGCGACCGAGCGGCCGATCTCGCCGAATGTCATCGGCGCGCCGGGGGCGGGCTGAACGGGCTCGGGCTTTGCCTCGATACCGAAGGTGGACATCAGCCGCGCGGCGCGGCCAGCGGGCGAGGAGCCCGTAATCTCAAGTGCTGTGTTGCGGGCGCGCTCGTTGATCTCGCCGCGGAGGGCGTCGGGGATGTAGTTCCGGTAGCGGGTGAGAGCCTGCTGGAGTTTGGACTGATCCGAGCGGGCGTCCCAAATCTCGCGAGCTTCAGATGGTAGAAGCCGCGTCTTTTTCAGGGATTCGTAGAATTCGCGCTCGGCACCAGTGGGCATCGTGGGTCATTTACTGCATGTCGTCGGCAAAGTCTCCAGGGCCGCGCTCGCGCAAGGCATCGGTATTGCCGGTATCGCGAAGATTCAGCATGGCCGCGTCGATTTCTTCGGGCGTCAGCGGGGCGATGGCTCGCCGGTAGGTCTCATCGCGTACCTGCTGCAGATAGCGGCGCTGCGCGTCAGGATCGAGTGCCCGATAGCGTGGGTCGAACATGGCGTTCTGCTCAGCGGTCAGCGCCTGCGCCATCGCCTGCTGGCGAAGGATGCGCATATTCGACATCTTGGCCGCCGGCGACAAATCGTCATCGCCCGTGTCGATGCGATTGGCGAGTAGAGCCTGCTTGAGCTTGAGGTCGAGCGCCGCTTGGTCGGCAGTGGCCTTGTCCTCTTTCTCGATATCGCCAAGGGCACGGCCATGAGCCTCGTCGGGCGGCAGCCCGAGGATCTCGTTGTAGTAGGAGAACTTATCGTTATAGACCCCAACCTTTTTACCGGCTGCCTGCCGCGGCTGAGACGGCAGGGTATGGCCGAACAGATTCAGCGCGGCCATCTGTTGAGCGGTTGCGGCGTCGATCTTGCCTTCCTTCTGCCATTGTTCGATCATCTTGCCGCGCCGCTCGACCTCGCCACGCTCGATCGTGAGCTTAGCCTCCGCCTCGCCGCGCGCGCCAGCAATGCCGGCCTCATTGCGGATGTTCAACTCGCTGCGCAGCATCTGCTCGGGGTCGGAGAACATGCCCCGCTTGACGCCGGGAACCTCCATCATCGTGCCGCCGGACTCGCCGAACGGCATCTGGCCTTGCGAGGGTCCTTGCGCCTCGAAATCCATTGCTTGGCTGATAAGGTTTGTAATGTCGAACTGGCCTTTACCTTTGCCGCCGCGGCGCACGCCGCCAAACCCGCGCGATGGTTTCTGGCCCATCGTCTGGCCGATATTCTGAAGCACGAACTGGCGGCCTTCGGGGGTGAGGTCGCCGCGGGAGAGGATGTTCGACCAGAAGTCGATCGCAACGCCTTGCTGGCGCGAGTCCTCGTCGCGTCGAATAGCCTCCTGCCGCGCCGTCTCGTTTGAGAAACCGCGCAGCAGCCCGCCAGCCAAACCACCCCAAGTTCCCATGGATTTTATCCGCCGGTAATTCTCGGATCAGAATAGCCGCCGCCGCTCGACCCGCCCCTGCCCAGCAGCATCGGCAGCAACTGCCCGATCAGCCCGCCCAAGCCCTCGCCGATCGCCGATCCTTTCTGGAGGTTCTGATTGCGCCGCGCCGAAAGAAAATCAAGGCCGCTCGATGCGCCGCCCAGCGCAAGGCTCCCAGCGCCCAAACCCAACGAGCCGAACTGGCCGCCAACCGTGCTCAGCCCTTCCGCTGCCATCGGCCGCGCCGACGAAAACAGCCGCGAGATTTGCGACAGTGCATCGGTGCGGCTCTCGGTCAGCGCGCGGTCGCGTTCGCCGCCGCGTGGCGCAAACCGGCTCACGGTGTCGATCTTCTGTTGCTTGTTCTTTTGAATCCTAGAGATTTCCGGGCTGAATACCTGCGCAAGCGTGGCCGGGTCCATCTGCATCAGCGACTTCCAGAAGTCTTGGGAGAGGCCAAGGCTTTCGCCGGCCTTTCCAAGGAAGTCTTTCGAGAATGGCATCGCCGTCTCGGCAATGCCGCGAGTCGTATCGAGGAAGCTGCGTTCTGTGTCGTTGTAGGAAGGCGAGGATCCCTTTTTGCCACCACCGCTCAGAGCTTTGTTGGCAAGCGAACCACCAACGCTTCCGGCAAGCGAGGCAATGATCGGAATCAAAAGCGGAAACGGCATCGGCTCACTCTTTAGCGGGAGACTCGACGGCTGGCGCTTGCGCGACGACCTTCTCCCAGGTGCCATCGGGTTTCATCGTGTAGCCTTTGGCCTGATACTTCTCGGTCAGTTTGTCGCGCAGCAAGTTCAACTGGTTTTGCAGCCCCTCGAATTGCTTGAGCAGCGCGTCCTGCTTTGAGTCGAGCGGATGCCTGCGCCGCATCGCCTGCAGGTACTTGTTGATCTCGGCTTCATTTTGCGCGAAATCGCGCTCAACCTCGGCGGCCTCGCTGCGCAATTGCAGCCATTCGACAAGGTCGGCGGGAGCGACCGGTCCGGGATCGGCGGCCATAGCGAGACCAGCCCCCAGCAAGAGCACTGCGATCAGTTTGCCCATAGGCCCACTATATCACCGTTTATCGGACATCGCCATAGGAACGGCGCTTGCCAATCATCCAAATCGGCTGCCAACTTACACCATGCACTGCCGCCAACGTGGCCACCCTAACCCCTCTATCGATGGCTGCTCGGATCTCCCGCACCTGGTCCGGTGTGAACCTACGCGGCTTCAGGCCCTTTCTGATGGCGTCCTGCATATTGTCGGACCGCGTGCCGACGAATAAATGCATTGGGTTGCAACATTTTTTATTGTCACAATGATGGCAGACATGAAACCCCGGAGAAATTTCCCCGTGCTCCAGTACCCATGCAGCGCGATGGGCACTGGATGGGACCCCGCCACACCTGAACATTCCATATCCTCCAGGGTTTACAAACCCTGTCCACGGCCAGCATTCCGAAGGCTCGCCGACAGCAACCTTACTCCAGAACCTTTGCCTTATCGCCATTAGGCCCTACCACTTCCTCGGCCAACCCGCCAGGCCCCTGGCCGCCATTCTGCGTGGCCTGGCCGAAGTGCGCGCCGATCCAGGCCAGCCCCGCCGACATCGCCACCCCAACCAGGAACGTGACCGCGTTTGCAAAAAACACCGCCAACCCCTGGAGGGCCATGAGCACCTCGGGCGGCAGGTCGGAATGCCGCACATAGACGGCGTATTCGACGATCGTTTTGACGTGATGCGGCACGTCGGTCATGCCGACCAAGCCGCTTCCGGCTAGCGCCCCCACCGTTCCGCCCAGGCCGCCGCCGGTGCCTTTGAAGACTTCCACAGGCATTTTGATCCTCCCTAATTGCAGACGAATTTGCGGAATTTGCAAATAGCCCCCTTCTGGACTATTATGAGTCCGGCTGGTTTGACGCCAGCCCAAACCACACAGGAGAACTTCGATGAGAAAACTGCTGCTTCTGCTCTGCCTCTGCTTGCCGCTTGCCGCCCAGGTCCCCGACCCGCCCTTCGATCAGCCCGGCGCGAAAGAAAACGCCGAAATGCGTTTTGCCATCAACTGGCTGTTTTTGGGAGGCGGGTACATGCCGCCGCCGGTTGGCTGGGATTGCGTGCCGCTTTTCGGCGAAATCGGCGATCCATCCATCACCTACCTCTACGCTTTCTGCGAGCCTAACCCAGCGCTCGTCCAGCAGCAGCAGGCCGAAGCCGACGAATGGCTGCGACGGCTCGCTAGGGAGAGATCAGCCCGTGTGCGATCAGCCGCGCGCGAATAGCGTCCACCGCTGTCTTTAGACTTGTTACGTCGGCTGACGGGCTGGCGACGGCCAACTGGCGAACAGTCACGACCATATTCCCGTTGATCGCCAGCCCGGCTGGCGATGTCGTGTGGAGTTGCACCGTGTTCAGTCCTGTCAGCCTGATTTGATACTCGCCGCCAGAGGCGATGACGCCAGATCGGAAGCGCTCCGAGCCGGATGAATTGTTGATCAGGATGTTCTGGCCGGAACTTGACGAAGATTGTGCATGGAACAGCATTTCACTGATCCCCGAAGCATTGACCAGCGTTAACCGGCCCTGGGATGATACCTCTTGCAAGACGGCCCTGTTGCTGCCACCGGAGCTTTGGACCGAAAGCGTGTTGCGAACACTAAGCGTCCCGGTCAGAATCTTGTTTCCGGCCGCCGTCTGGGCATCGGTCAGGTTGAAGCAGTTCGACGCCGTGTTGCAAGTGAACGATCCGCCACCAATAGACCACGAAAGGTTCCCAGCCCCGTCGTTGGTCAACGCCCCAGCCGCGTTCGCATTCGGCAGCGTCAGGGTGTGGGTCGAGCCGCCCGAGGCTCGCCGGATCGAGGTGTAAGCCCCGCCATCGGAGAGATCCTCGATCGACAGCGTCGCAGCGATGAAGCCACCGCCAGAGCTGTTGATCTGGACCGTGTTTTTGGTGTAAACCCCGGTTGGCTGTTCGGCGTCGACGCCGTTGGTGCCGATGGTGATGCTGTCGCCGCTGATCGGATGGAAGACGCCATTATTCGATCCTGTCCAGTCGACAGACATGCCAATTTGCCCGCTAGCTACCGTGCCAGCCGCCCATAGGATCGTGTCGCCACCAGACGGGACTACCTGATTCGATGGGCCAAGGTTCAGGTTGTTCGAGCCATCCATCCAAACCTGACGGATCGCCGTACCTCCCGTATCGTTGATCCAAAATCCGACGTTGTTCCGCGTCAGCCGAAAGTCTCCGTCACTTTCAATCGCCACCAGGTCGCCAATCGCGGAATGGAAGAAGCGGAATTCGCTCGAGCTTCCTGGCCGGTAGAGCGACCACGCCGTCGAATCGCCTTTCTCAACGCGAATAACTTGCGCCTGTGCGGCGTCTCCATAAAGCGTGGCTTGGGTCGTCTCGCCGCTGGCGCTTACGAGCAGTTTCGTCGGCGCAAGCGGCGTGACGGTCGGGCCGACGCGCAACCAGGAGTTGTCGACGCCGATCGCCATGCGCTCGGTGACGGTTGTTGATCCCTGACTAGCCGTGCCAAACGTCAGCTTCCCGCCGTGGTTTGACCCGCTGAAGGTTCCCAGCGCCCGTCCGCGGATCTCGACCGCGTTACCGTGCGTCGAGCCGTCGTAGCCAGCACCCGATAGCCGGAAGAACATGTCCTGATCCTGGACGGCCGTCGGGGAAGCCTTCGAGCCGCGGGCCGATAGGCCAGCCATGTCGAATCCTGTCGGCGCCGATGCCCCCGAATACATGAACCCGGAAAGCACGGCTGCGGCGCCAGTGAAGTCGGTTTCAAGCAGCAGGCGCGCGTTCTCGGTAGTTGTCGAAATGGTCTGCGGGCTGCCCGTGAAGATGTTCTCGGCGTCGAGGCAGGCGAAATTGCCGCCGCACACGCCGCCGCCAGGCTCCCACGCGAGTTGATACTGCCGCGCTCCGAGGTCTGTAATAACCGTTAGCGTGTCGCCGACGGCTGGCAAGTCATCAGGAAGTACCATGGCGATCGTGCCGCCTGAAATCGTCGCTGGGCCGCCGAACGTCAGCGTTGCAGAATTCGAGTCATCCCAAAACCCAAGCACTGAGCGACCAGTCCCTGGGTCGCGGATCTGGACATCCTTAGTCCAGAGCCGCTGCCAGATTCCAAGGCCAGACACCGTCGTCGTTCCAAGCTCGACAGTTTCCGTGCTTTCGGGGGCGAAGACCCCAGCATTGGCCCCCAGCCAGTGAAGCTTGAGGTGGACCGGGGAACTCGATCCGCCAGCCGCGTAGAGGTTCAACCCGCCGCCTGTCGGCACGTTGTTAAAGCCAAGGCCAACGTGAAACTCGTTGTTTGAGCCGAGAATCACTCCGGTGACCGGCGTTGCCGTCGAATCTTGCCAGCGTAGTGCCTTGTTGTTGGTGAAATCTAGAACGTTGTTGATCGTTTTCAACCCGGTGATCGTCTGCGCCCCGTCGAGGGTGACGCAGTTAGACGCTGTCGAGCAGGAGCCGCTGGGCTCCCAATTCAGTTGAAACTGCCCGGCGCCGTAATCGGCAGTGATCGTCATCGTGTCGCCGACGGCTGGCAGATCCTCCGGCAGCACGAGCAGAACATCCCCTGCGGCCATCGTCGCCGGCGCCCCAAACGCCAGGAAATCTGTCTCGGTATCGTCCCAGAAGGTGATGACGCCACGGCCGGCGCCTGGATCGTGCAGGATCAGCTCGTGTCCGCGGAAGTGGTCGAAAATCCCAAGACCAGACACAGTCGTCGTGCCAACATCAACCACGTGGCCGCTCTCGGGGGCGAACACGCCCGCCCCGGCACCGAGCCAGTGCAGCTTCAGATGGACATCGCCGCCGGATCCGCCACCGGCGTAGATATTGGTGCCGCCTCCGGTTGCTACGTTGTTGAACCCCAGTCCGATATGGAACTCGTTGTCGGTCCCCAGGGTCGCGAGGATGACCGGCGTCCCGGTAGCGTCCTGCCATCGAAGATCCTGATCGTTGGTGAAGTCGAGCGAGTTGTTGATCGTCTTCAGTCCCGTAACGGTCTGTGTGCCGGTGATGTTGACGCAGTCATTCGCCGTCGAGCAGGAGAACGACCCCGCCGACCAGACCAGTTGCTGCGCGTCGGTCCCATCGACCGCGAGCACATTGCCAACCGCCGGAGGATCGACCGGCCAGTGGATCGAGTAGGTCGCAGACGCCGTGCCCTTTGGGCCGCGCACGTAGACCGACTCGCCCGAGTCGGCGATGTCGCGGAAGCGCACCCCACCCCACACGGTCATCGAGTTTGCGAAGTCGTCGGTCCCCGGGTTCTGAGCGTTTGCGGAATTCGCAAATGCGAGCGCGACCAGCGCGAGCCTGAGTAGTTTTCTCATCAATTCATCCCCAGCGGAAAAATCAGCGCAACGCAGTTCTCTTTGCAGTAAACCAGCGCCCAGCCGGGAGCATGGTAGCACCCTGCCCGGCAAAACGACAGGGTGCGCACCTGCCATATGATGCCGGGGATATGCCTGTGCCCGGCCACGCCCAGCGCCGGAATTTTGAATCTCATGGCCCTTCGTAGCTCCCATGGTCGCGCAGCGGCTCAAACGTGCCGCCCGCGATCGACCGCCACATGATCGTTGTTTTCCAGCCTTCGAGCGATTGCACGCGCGGCGCGGTCGTAAACGATGCCGTCCAATTCACCACCCAGCCGCCGCCGTTTGCCTGCGTGAACGTGTAGATGACGACCGAGTCGTCGGGGACGGTTGGGTCCGAGATATTGTGGTCAGCCGTCAGCGAAATATCGATGAAGACGATCCCGGCCGCCCCGGTGACAGTGACCCCGCTATCGCCAGCCGCAACACGGCTCTCAAGAAACCGGATCGCCTTGTGGAGCAGGTAGAGAATGTCCTGGGTCTTGCGCGGATTGAGTTTGCCCTCGCCGTCCAAAACCTCCGGCAATAGCATCCGGTTGACCGGTCCGGCCATTAGATGCGCGCCCCCGAGGTGAACGAGTCATCGCCAAACGGCCGCAGCTCGCGGTAGGGACCGCCATCGCCCCAGCCCTTGGCGCGAACGACCGAGTCCTGCAGGAACAGCCGAAACGGGTTCGCTGAGGAAAACACATACTCGAATTGCTTGGCCTTGTTAGGCGCCGGCACCAAGTAGACCTTGTGGTAGCCGGACGAGGACGGCGTGAACGACAGCGGCGAGCCAACCGCCGCGCCATCGCCATTGAGCGTCAGCCCGATCGCCGCCGTTGCTCCAAAGACGGCTACCTGTAGGTCGCGCACGTGATGATAGCCTGGAAACCCATGTGAGGTTACCGGCGGTCGCCATACCGCAGCAGCCTCAGGGGCCGGGTTGAAGATCCAGTCCTCTTCGTAGCGGAAGCCTGCGTTTGAGTCGGTCGGGCGCACGCGCATCTGTGAGGCGATGATGGGCGTGGTGAACCAGAACGGCACCGTCTGCTTGCGCGTGGTCTGGATAGTGAACGGCCCAAGAGCCGCGCCGCCATCGTGCTCGACCAGGAATGTCTTTGAGGCCCCGCGCGTGTCGGCAGTGACCTTGACGCCCTGCACGAGCTTTGCGCCGATGCGGCCGCCATTCGACCACACGGGCGCGAAGTGGGTCAGAAATTCCGGCTCTTCCTCAACGATCCAGCGAACGTTATAGAGGTAGAGGTCGTCGGTGTCCTGGGGCATGAACCGCGCCGAGCCCGCCCGCGGAAACTCCGAATCGCCGCCAGCCACCGGAATCGCATAGGCTTTGCGCTGGCGGCCGTTGTGCTGAATGTTGATCGTGGTGTAAACCGACCCATCGAGTTCGATATTGGCGTCTTTGGCGAGATTTGCGGAATCCGCAAAAACCTCAACGCCTTTGACCATGACGATCTTTCCAAAGTCCTGATAAAGCGCATCGCCGTGCGCGAGCGCCGGAGGCTCGGGGTGCGCGATCCAGCAGATATCGTAGACACGGGCCTCGACGCCATCGGTTGAGTAAGCTCGCACCTGCGAAGCGCGGAACGGCTCGAAGGTAAACGTCTTGGTGCGCGGCCCGTTGTGCTGCGCGGTTTGCGACTCACGCGCGGTAAGAGTCGAGACCGTGCCTTCGTGCTCGGACTTAAAGATCAGCGCTTTGGAAATGTTCAGCGTGTCGAGCCGAACCTTGACGCCGGTCACGTAGGCCACGCCGCACCCATCGAGCGGCTTTCGCCAGTTGGAGTCGAAGTCGGGCGTCAGCGGCGGCTCTTCATCGGCCAGCCACAGCAGCCTGGTCAGCCGCCACGGGCCGTCGAAGGTATCGATCACCAGTTTGCCGAGCGAGCCACGAAAGACGCTGCCAACCCAGGTGAACCGCAGCTTCTGCTCGCCATCGGCATTGGCCGTGAAGTTGACGCCCGTGTCGGCCTGGTCGGCAAAGACCGAGAAGTCGATGTCTTCGCCTTCTGTATCGACCCAAAGCTCACAGCCCCAGACGTAGGCGTCCTTCAGCCCTTCGCGAAACTCATGCCACTCGACGGCGCGTTGCTGCACCTCGTCGGGCTTGAGCATCCGCCGCGGGTGCCACTTGTAGAGGATTGGGCCGACCTTGTTGCCGTCGCTTGAGTCCACATCCCAGGACACACGCGGGGAGGCATTGCGGGCCAGCCGGCCTGATCCTGAGTTCAAATCGACGATGTAGCGCTGACGCCCAGACCCCGACGCGATCGCCTCGGAGTCGGCACCAGGGACGTTGCTGTCGTTGTCAAATGCCGGCTGGATGGTCACCGTGCGGCCGTCGCGGTCGAGCTCCATAATGAAATCGCCATAAAGCTTCTGCGTCGTTGGATCGCCGCCATCGTCCTTTGGCGGCCACACCGCGCAGGAAAACGTCAAGCCGTTGTCGCGGAATCCGCGGACGTAGTTGAACGCGCCACCCTGCTCGGTCCCGATCAAGATGCGCTTGGCGGCAACCGGCGGAAAGCCAATGGTTTGGATCTGCCCCTCAGGAGCGATGTGCAGCGTCACGTGGTCCGAAACGATCGCATAGGCGTCAGTGAACCAGCCGCCGGTTGAGAGGTCATAGACCCAGGTGTAGTAATTGTTGTCTGTGCCCTTGTAGTCAAAAAACAGGTACCCATCGTGGTAGGTCAGCCGCGGCAGGTCGGCCACGACCACCACGTTCAGGTTGGGCGGCACAACGCCGTTCTTCGCTGTTGGGCCAGCGGTAATCCCCTCGTGCGGGAACATGTCGTACAGGTCTTCGGTGAGGGAACGCTCGGGGCCGCCCGATGTCGCAAAGATGCCGTCGCGGGCGATGAAATACATCTCCGGGCCAACCGTGACAGCCCACGGATGCACCGGCCCGCGGCTGCAGCCGGTCGGCAGCGCTTCGAAACTCGCCAGCCCGGCCACGGTCGGATAGATGACATAGAAGGTTTCGTTCGAGTAGGCGAAGGCGCGATTGTCGTAGATGCAGCCGTTGATGAGCGGCTCGTTGGCCCCAGAGACTTGCAAGGTGTTCGCCCGATCCTGGGTGTCTGGCTCATTGCCGTTGGTCCAGCAAATCCAATGCGCCTGCGCGCCGGAGAGGATCGCAAAGATCACCCCGTAGACCGGCCCCCAGGTGCGCCCCAGGGGATTGCCACCCGTTGCCACTCCCGAGGAATCGGTCAGCACCCAGGGCTTGTCGCGCTCAAACGTCTCCTGGGTCTCGTTGCCGGCAAGATCAGAGTCTGTGGCCGTGATCGAATAGGTCGCCACGGCCTTATCGACCGTGTCGACGTAGGTCCATTGCTGGATCGTGCCGCCGAGCAGGAAGATATCAATTTTGTCGTAGCTGGTGTCGGTTCGATCGGCAAGATCGGAAACGTCGATCGCTTCGTTATCGACGGTCACCTCGTCGGATTCTGCCGAGTAATTCGACGTCACCCCCGAGGCTTCATGCCGGTAGCGGTACTTGACTTGGTAGACGCCCGTCGGACCGCCGGCCGATCCCACCGCCACGGTCGGTGCGCCCGCTGGCGTCAGCGTGTAGGCAGCCGAGGCAGACTTGCCTGGCGGGGCGATGCCGATGTTACGCAGGTTGAACGAGCTATCGACTTTCTCCTGCTTCGACTGATCGTAGATGTAGGCGTAGGCGAGGCCTTGCGTTTCGGGACGGTCAAACAGCACCGAGACCGGGAAGCCCGAAAAACTGGTGTCGATGGTGGACCAAGCCACCGCTCCGGTGCCGCGCTTGACCGTGGTGCCAACCCCCAGCACCCACACCTCGACGCCGTTTGAATCCAGAAACTGCCGCCCCGAATGCACCGCGCCGCCGCCGGGGTTGTTGCCGAAGGGAGCGACCAGCCCGCCGCGTGGCGCGATCTCTCCCTTGCGGTAGGCGCGAACGTTCAACAACTTGGCGAACTTGCCGGGACTTTTCGAGTCGTCGGGGGTAGCCGTCTGGACGCCGGAGGCCAGGAAGGGGATCGCAACGCGCTGGTATCGCTCAGGCATTGTCTACTACGGCCGGTAACTCCTGATCGGCGGAAGATTCGCGGTAGCGGCGGCGCTTACGTTCGCGCTGCGAGCGGTCGTGGAGTGGCTCTGGCGAGGTGGTGAATCCGCGAATGCGCTCGTTCTGGGCGGTTGCGATCGCAAACAAGTTCTCCGAAGCCTGCATGGTTGCCGAAAGCTCATCCGCCCCCATCTTAAAACAGGCAAGGTGGAAAGCCATATCGGAAATCGCCGATAGCTCTTCCTGGCCGATCTGCACGTCGGCACCATCGGTCGCCGGAATGGGGGCCTCGGCGGTGACATCGAGTTCGACGCCGTAGTCGGCGTCAGGCGTTGGCCAGAAGGCCGCGAGGTTGTGACCGGCCAAGGCGAGCACTTGCGGCTGGCCGGGAGTTGTCGACTCCCACTCAGGCTCCATCGCGTCAAGCTCCTGCAGCGAGACGACCGGGACGTGCGCGCCATTGACGTAGGCGACCGCAACCGAGGGGTTCAGTAGGGCGAGCTTCACGCCCATCTGGTAGCGGTTGGTGGCGTAGTCGGCGCGCTGGTGGTCGCGTGCCTGACCGTCTTTGGAGAGCAGGTCGGCGACAACTCCCCACTTGACTGCCCAAGCGAGGTTGTCGGGGATGCCCAGCGGCGTCGACGAGGCAAGGTCCATGTCGGCGCCGGGCTCGATGAGGACCATTTCCATCGTGCCAGCCGCCGATGGCGGCTTGATGAGTTGCACGGTGATGGGCGGGGTGACCGCAACCGAATAGGCTGAAGGAGCGTCTTGCGAAGAGTGCCAGCCAGCGGCGAGCGAGTTGGCCTGGAACTCATCTTCCCGCCACAGGTGCACTCGGTTGCCAACCCCGGGTAGCCACGTGATGCGCTGGACGGCGATCGCCGGCGTTGTCAGCTCGTAGCGCCCGCTGGCGTTGGGAGAAGACACGGCCTGATCGCGGCGCACCAGGCGGATGCCGGTCTCCAGCAGAAACTGGTCGCGCATCTCGCGGATCGCATTTGCAACTTGCGCAATGGTAAACTGCTCGGTCCCGATCCAACTCCAGGTGGAGGTATCAGGAGGCTCGAGCAAGTGATAGAGGGCCTGGGCGGCGACTTCGCGGTTGGTGACGTTCTGGAAGCCGATATGCGGTGCGAGGTCGTAGAACCTGTCGCCACTGGTCAGGTTGAATGTGACGCGCTTTTTCCAGCGCAGCGACAGCGCGGCATAGAGCCGCATCGCCTCGCGCAGGTAGCCGCCAACCTCTGAGAACGTCGCCGTGTCTGTCCAGAAGGCCCCGCCGCCAAGCCGATCGACAAGACCGTCCTTGAGATCACCCCAGCTTGTGTGCGAATAAGGCATCGGCTATTACAATCAAACGATGCGACTACTGCTGCTTGATGTTCTGGCCGCACCACTTGCGGCCCGCTTTAGGGCGTCCCCTCGGTCGTCATATCCCCGATCGCTCCCTTCGAGCAATACAGCCGCCAGAGATACCGCGTCCCGGCAGCAAGACCTGGCAAATTGATCGACTGCGTCTGCGAGGCGCTGGCGTCCTGAATCCAATTCGACATGTTCGCCAGGTTCGCTTCGCTCCACGTCGTCGCCCAGTCGGTATCGAACACGGCGCGTTGGCCGTAGCAGCCGGTGGTTGAGGGAGCGTGGAAGCTCAGTGTGAACTCATCATTGTCGGCGGTCACTGTCACCGGGCCGGGCTGACCCATGGCATCGGCAATGCCTTGGATGTCAGCACCCTTTCCTGAATATGCAGGCTTCGGCATCCAGGTCCCGGGCTCGAACACGCTGTTCAGGCGATCGGCAACCGTCTCGACCAAAGAGCTCGGGCAGGGATTCGGGTCACCGACCCATGTCATTGGAATATTGAGTACTTTGGCAAGTGACGAAACAGAGTCAACGCAATGGGCATCGGCGATATTGGGGCTCGCCGCCTTGACCGCAAACGTTCCAGACGATGAAGTCTTGAGCATCGGGATGCCGATGTTACCCGAAACGTCTGTCAGCGGGTCGGTCGAGGTCCCGCGAATATGGAAGGCCTGCAGCGCAGCATAGCCGCTGTTTTCTGACATGACCGGCAGGCCGCCAGTGATCGGCACGCCGGCATCGATGCCGATGAACGTATTGAACCAACCTTCGGTGAACCCGAGAATGTTGTTAAGGACCCTAAGGCCTGAATTGCGGTGCGTTCCGAAAGCGAATACGTTGCCCTGGTTTACACGCTCAGGAATCCAAGTATCTCTCTCGACTACAAAATCCCGATATCCATGGGACGCAATCAGAAACCCTCCAGTAGAGGCTCCGGCCTGCCCGCTTTTGTACTTGGGAACGTCAATACGCACGCCGAGATTGTGGGCGATGCGGAATTTCTCGTGGATATTGAATAACTTTTGGGCACCATACGTACCGTCGTTGGCCTGCGTGAAAGCGAACAGCGTGCCGCCGCGATCGAATACGTTGTACTCGATGTTCCAGTGCGCTGCGCCGTTGGGCACAGCGCTTTGTGAGCCGTTGGCTGACAGGGCGACAGCGGCAGCAGTCTGCTGGAAATCAGAGAGCCAGCCCTTGAAATAGTTGCCGCGCATCAGCATTCTCGGACCGGCCGACTTTTGCTCGACAAAGAAGCCTTGCCGAAAGAAATGCCTTCGGAATAGCGCGGTCGATTTGATTTTCCAATCCTGCTTCCAGATAGCGTTTTGCGAGAAGGTGAAGTCTTCGACCTGTGTTCGGTTGCCGCCTGTAGAATCGTCATTAAATAGAAATGTGTCGCTCAGGTAGTTGTTCTTTATCACGAGACCATCGGTGTCTCGCGGGTCAATGTACCAGCCGCCGTCTCCCGGCCACACTTTTTCCTGGATGCCATCGCTGCTGGCCGACACCGGATTCTCGCGGATGTAGGAGCAGATGTCCTGGTGTGAGTTGACGATTGCCACGTCCACGCTGTTGAAAATGCTGTAGATACTGGAACGGTATGGCATGCACCAGTTCACGACGATTTGGTCGAAGGTGACATCCCGCAGAGGCGCTGAGTCAGGCGCGGCATTCGCGTTGATCAGCCGCCCTGACATCTCCAGGTCCCAAAACAGATAGCCGCCAGTGACTCCAGGCTGCGCGGGAACCTCAAGTAATTGAAGTGTGTTCGCATCGAGCGCTGCGTAGTTGTGCGACTGTGGCTCGTGGTCGCCGATGGTGTCGCTGTTCGTCTTAAAAATTGAGATAGCCCTGATCCCGCGCACGGTCCCGCTGGACACGGTGTTGCAGTTCGCCGTGCTGCCTGTGCGAGTCAGTGTGATGACAGAACCAGAGACCGTCGCCTGCCAAAGGCCGTTGCAGGAGCCCACGCCGGTTCCTTCGACGATGACCGCCCTCGCGTTGCGGGTAACAAATGCGCTGTTCCCGATTTGGTATTCGCCAGGCGTTCCAGAAACGGTAATCGTGGTCCCAGAACCGGCCGTAATCGCCATCGAAAGATAGGTGGGGAGCTTGTGCCCGGTGACCGTGACGGTGTGGAACCCTCCCGATTCACCGTGGCCCGTGATTGGCAGAGCGACCACGCGCTGGACCGTTCCCCCCGAGCCATACGTCCCGACCAAGTCAGCAACCGTGCCGCACGAGCTGCTGTTGGTCGTCGTGCTCATGCCAACCGAGAGCTTGAACGTGGCCCCGGAAATCGCGCAGATGTTGAAAATGCCTTGCCCGCCGCGAATGCCGGTCGATCCCAAGTCAGAAATCACCGTCATGCCGTTGGAGATCGTCGAGGGAATCGTCGCGCTCGCCGTGATGACATCGGTCGATTGGTTGACGCCGGTTACGGTGAGCACGATCGGCGTATGGGTTTGCCACTTTGGTGGCCGGACCTCGATGTGCCGGATGTAGTAGCCGCGAGCGTTGGCCTGCGCCTCGAAAAACGGGCTGTAGCCGTCCGCATCCTGTAGCCCTCCGGCGGTCCATGTAAAGGCGGCTAGGAACGGCAGATAGGTCTTATCAATTTGCGCTCCAGGAGGCGGCACCAGTTTCGGGTCCACGTTCGCGTGCATGTACACCTTGCCGTTATTGGCGATCGGCTCAAGCTGAAACGTCGTGGCCTTGTTGAGGGCACACTCTACGTCGCCGTTAGGACCTTGCGGTGGAACGAGCAACTCGCTCACCCTGTTCGGCGCGGAAGCCGCATCGGCCTCAGCATCGTTTTTGCGATCCTCGAAGTCGCTGCAATCGGAAGCTACGGTGAATGTCTGCCCGGTGACTACTGGCGGGATGACTGCCGCGTTCGTGGTCGGCGGATCTGGGGTGGGGTCGGAGTCTTCGGCGTCCGTGTGAACCTTTGGGTACTCTCCGACGCCGCCACAGTCACACCCGCTACCGCCGAAAAGGAAGAATAAATCATCGCTGCTGTCACAATTCGTGCAGGCTCCGGAACAGATTGGGAACGGTGACCACAACGTTTTGCTGGAATCAGACACCTGCGGCCCGAGGTAAACGTCATCGTCTGGGGTTAGGTCATACATGACGCATGAGCGCCTGCCGCTGTTGGCGGAAAACGCGCTCATCTGACGGGTGCGGCGGTCAAGCGAGACGGTGTCGTAGTCGTAGGCGCACCGCACGGCGTCGTTGCTGAGCGCCGGCGTCACGATCCAGCGCATCATCACGGCACGGTCGCGCTTAAGGCACTGCAAAGACGAGATCGTTCCCTGGGCCGCCAAGGGAGCAGCGCACAGCAAAGCCAGCAGGATAATTCTTCGCATCTTGACTAATTCCGCAAAGGCACCGCCGCCTGAATCTGGCAGCCGTTATTCGCCCCCGAAGCGCCATTTGGGTCACCGCGAAATTCCGCTTCCGTAGTGCGCTCGTACGTGTCGGCTTGTCCTGCCGCGGCGTTGTAGCTCGCCAGCAGGTCGATGCAACTGGGCGTGTTGGTCACGGCCGGGGAAGGATCCGGCGGCGGCAGGGGCTGTTCTCCGACGAACAGATTCTCGACGTACAGATTGATCGTGACGTGGATCGGCGGCGCCTGGAAAGCAAGCATCAACTCGCTAGGCCCGATCGGTGCAGCGAGGCTTGGAGGTAGTATGGCGCACGTGGCGATCACCGAAATCGTGTACCCTTTAATCATGAACCCGAAACACGAACGGCTCTTGGATCGCATCAAGTTTTTCCTCTGTGTCCTGGCCCTGGCTGTGGTCATGGCGGCGCTACTGGTCGGTCCTGACATTTGGCTCATCAATCATCCCGAAGACTACAGTATTGAGCATCCCTAGGTCCCGCAGGGATCTGCCGCTGCGACTAGCGCCACATCTCCGGCGCTGAGCGCCTGCGTGGCCCACACCTTCAACTTTCGCAGCCGCGCATCGAGGGTGCGGTCGGTAGCCCCGACGCGATTCCCAACGCGCACCGTATACCCGGTCGAATCACGCCGCGAGCCTGTTGTTGAGTTGTCATTCGCCGTGGTGACCGCCGAGCCGTTCTTATACCAAGTGCAGGTGCCAGCCATATTGGTATAGGCTGTGCATGTCACCGCCCAATGGGCCCAAGTCGTTCCGTCGACGGCGAGTGAGGTCGCTGGCGAGTGCCAGCGGTCGAAGGCTTCTGACGTGTTGAAAACTAGGTTCTGTAGCCGCTCGTTTCCAGACGATCCGCCTGTCTCGATTCGCCAGTCGTTGACTGTGGTCGAGCTGCCTTTGGTGATCACCACGCCGGCGTTATTTTCGCCTCTGGTATCTGCTTGCAGGCAGAAACTGATCGACCACGCCGTCAGGTTGTCCAGGATCGTCGAGGCAGATGTGCATTCCGAAGTGGTGCCGTTGAAATCCGCGGCTATCGGCGACGAGGCCCACGTCCCCAGATTGGTGCAGGTGAGATTCACCCCGCCAATCTGGGCGGTGATCGTTGACCCAGAGCCGTCGCTAAAGTCCCACTGGTTCGACGGCGTCGGGTAAGGCGTGATCCCCGAGCCGCCATCCGTGCGACCCTTGGTGAACATGATCGTGGTCTGCCCTGCGAGCGAGGCGACCAGTAGAAACACGAGAATCGGTGCAAAAACTTTCATTCGATGTAGACCATGGCGGCCACGCGCACCGCTGTGGGGTTGGTGGCCCATGTCGGGCAGACCCACTTCAACTCGAAGTAATTTCCCGCTGTCACCGCAATACTCAGCCCGGTATTGGAGAACGTTGTGGTGACGGCATTGGCAACCACCGAGGAACTGATAGCCGTGTCGGTCGTGTTGTTCAGCCGGAAATTGATGGTGGATGTTTCCGATGATCCAAGCGTCGTGGCAACCCAAATTACCCCGTAAATCACCTTCACCGTTCCGGTCTTTGGAATGTAGCAGCGCGTGCGGTCAGCGGTGGTCGTCGGGGCCTGCGCGTTGAAGCAGCCCGTGTAGTAGGTGGTGGCGTCGGCGGGGCTGAGGTTGACCCCGGAGCCAGCCTGGATCACGTAATTGCTGGTTCCGTCTGCGCCTGATGGACCAGTCGGGCCCGTGGGTCCTGTCGCCCCAACAGCGCCATTTGATCCAGCTGGTCCAGTGGGTCCTGTCGGTCCGAATTCCCCCTGTGCGCCCTGTGTGCCAGTTGCGCCAGTAGCTCCTTGCGCACCCTGTGGACCGGTTGGCCCCTGAGGTCCGCTTGGGCCAACCGCACCAGTCATTAGGAACGCGCCGCCGCCCGAGTTACACGACGGGCAGTAGCGTAGAAACGTCGGCACATTGGCCTGTAGCAGGCCGTCGGTCAAGTCCACGCCGTCAGCGCCGAGATAGATTGGCAGGCAAGAAAGACCATTCAGCGCCAGACAGGCAGCGCCGGTGTTGGGCGCATCAGGATAGAACAGGACCAGCCGAATGTTACAATTCGAGTAGTACGCGAAGGTGACTGGAAGGCTTGCCGCATAGGAATCGGTGCCAGAGGTGCCCACGGCCGAGATGTTGGCCAGATCCCTGCGCAAGCCTGTGCGCTGCGCCAGCAGAACCACGGCGACCACCGCTAAAAGGATGAGAATACGTTTCAGCATCTTTACGGCCCGAACAACATCCACACGTGCAGCCCCTCGCCGTTGCTCGCCGTATCCACGTCGACGCAGACCCTGTCGCCCGGCTGAACGTCATCGTTTGAGGTGTTCACCGTGCAGCCAGTTGCGTCGTCGGCGGAGTAGAATTCGTTGGCGTCGGTGGTGCAGGCCGCGCTGAGCATGTCCACAGAGCCTTCGGCGGTTGGACTCGACATGCGCTTGCGCGAGACCATGACCGATAACCCGGTTGTATCGGCCACGTTCTGCTGGCGGATTTCTAGATCTGTCAGCAGCATCGGCGTTGGCGAAGTTGCCCAGATGACGGTGTTAGGAACCGTGAAGCAAGACTGCTGGTCTCCGGTCGTGATGACTTCTCCAGGCGGGAAGACCTCTAACTCGATCACCGTCGAGCGGATATTATAGGTCGCTGTCCCGACGCCGATCTCCTGCACATCGATTCGGCCCGCCGCATTGAAGACGGCATAAATGTAGGGCGTGTCGGTCGCTGGGCAGATCCCAAAGGCGCGATCGGCAGCCTCATCGAAGGCGAAGTTGGAATCGCCCCAGATCGGGATACTGGCCGCCGCGATCGTCACCACTCGCGCGACGTTCTCGGCCCGCAGCACAAACGAGTTCCCTGCCGTGCAGGCAATGGTATCCAAGGTGTCCGATGCGGCATTTGAGAACGTATCGAGCGAGAACACCCCACCGCCGGCCGGGATCGTGATATCGCCGTTTGTGTCGAGTGTGAGTTCCGCCGAGGTGCATCCGGGGCAGGCGTACTGCGGATGGTCGTTGTCGGTCAGCCCGGCGATCGCCCCGTGGTCAACGCCGTCGAGGCCGGTCAGGTCGAGTTCCTCGGCACCGCCGTTTTCGTAGTAGCTCGCTGGCGCGAATCCTGAATCCTCCGGCGTAGTTCCGATAAACGCTCCATTTGCCGAATCGCACGCCGCGCAAAATCGCCACAGGTAGGTTTCGTCCACGCGCAGGTTGTTATCGTCAAGATCCTGCGCGTCGTGGTTCTTGTAGATCGCGTATGGCCCGGCGTCTGGGTCGGGGTCGGTCAGTGTGACCGTGGCCGGCCCGGTGTTTGCCGCCGCGGTGGCCTTGAAGGTGATGACCATCCCATCGGTTGGCGGGGCGGTGAGCGCCGGGGTGCAATCGGCCTGATAGGCGTCGTTGGGGGTTGACGAGACGCAGGATGTCAGGCCAGCGCCGCCTTCGGCCATCGTGCAGGTGATTCTCGACCCGCTCCTGGTGCAGGTCACGCTGTCGCCGGCAAAGCGCAGCCGCGAGGCAACACCGAGGTTTGTCGCCTCGTCCTCGATCTGCAGCGGTGGGGCTGCCTGCGGCCAGGCAACCCCGCCCATGGCCACGGCCAACGCCGCCAGCCTAGCCAGCTTCATAAGAGACATAGCATTGGTCCCCGTCTTGGTCGGCGTCCAGCCAGAAATCATGCACGTTGTAAATGTTGGGGCCACCCTGCTCGCCCAGCGGCCAGCCCTGCCCCGGCGCGAGCTCGAACAGCACGCCCTCGCCGGTTGCGATGTCCATGCCAGCCTTGCCGACGTAGACGTTGCCCGTGTTGGTGAGCTTGGGCATAAAGTTCAACTTGCAGGCCAACTCGACACCCGGCAGGATGCCGTCGGCAGCCATATTTGCGAAATTCGCAGTAATCGGAACCGGCGTCCCCGACGTCGTGACCGTCACGAGGCCGAGCGGGGCCGGTGTTCCGCCGGGGATCGCCATGGCTTAGTACCCCTCTTTCTTGTTGCCGCCGGCAGGCGGCCGAGCCGTGCCGGTGCCGTGGCCCATGCCGGGCGGCAGGTTGTGGGGGATGCGGTTGTCCCTGGTGATGTAGGGAATCGGCCCATCGCCGTGCTTGGCGATCTGGGATAGCGGAGACGGCTCGTGGCTTTGGACCACCTTGCCGCCGTTTGCGATCTTGGGAAGGTTCATACGTGACTCCTTTTACTGAGGCGTATAGGGTGCGTGCGTCATCAGGTAGTTCGCCCCCACACCTCGCTTTGGTTTGAGATAGTTCGACCCGAACGTCGTCAGCAGCAGGTTTGCGTCGTTGTTGCGCGCCTTGCGCTTGGCATCCTCGATCACGCGCGCCTTGCCGGCAATCAGAAACCGCCAGTCGGCGCCGGCCAGGCCCTTGTGGCGCTCGCGGTTGGCTTCGGCCCACTCGTAGGCTTCGACCATCGCCAGATCCTCGATCAGCGTCTGTGGAATCGACACCGGCAGATCGCGCCCGCCGACCCAGTCGTAATCATCCGTCCGATAGAGCGCCGGATAGGAGCGCCGCGAGACCGCGTGCGGGTAGAGTTCATAAAGAGGCCCCGTGTAGCCCGCCGTCGCCTCAAACGTGAATGGCGCGAGCAGGGTCGGCGTATCGACCGCGGAGCGCAGCGGGTCGGCGCGGTCGATCTCCTGAGTGGTGGTTTCCAAATCCAGCGCGAAGTCCTCGTAGGTGTCAACCACCGAGACCCAGGACTTGAAGTTAGCCGGCGGGCGCAGATAAGCCTGCTGCACGGCGTAGGTCGCGCCCGAGGCGGAATCCTCAAAGTAAACCCGGTCGAGCGTGATGACGCCCGTGCCAGTGTCGTAAGAGGAAATCCGGTAGACCGGCCCGCTGCCGATGCGGAAGATCCAGCCCAGCCAGATCGACCCGTTCAGCGCATCCTGGGCATCGAGAGCGGCCTTGGCGGTCGAATCCGCGGTGACTTCGTTGTCGTTGATGGTTACAGTGACGCTGCCGGCGGTGACGGCGGCATGAACGTTGAGGGCAGTCTTTCTGACAAGAAACGACCAAACATCGCGCTCATCGCGGAGTTTTTCCCAGGCGCGCTGAACAAGCCGCTGAGCCATCAGCGCGTTCAGCTCGGGGAGCTGCGCCTGGAGGAACGCCCACGTGGTCGCGTATGACATTCATTTGCTTGCTAGGGGATGCAGGTGAATTCCATGCGAACGGTCACGCTGGAAAGGTTTGCGGTCGCGGCGATCTCTTTGCCCACGCCGGGAACGATCGTGAAATCGGCCGAGTCGCCACCCGAGCCGGCTTCCGCAATAGCCGGAGCCGCCAGCGTCGTCGGCGAAGCCTCAGCGCCGCCGGTCGGCAGGATGACCATCAGCTTGCCCGTGGTCTGATTCCAGACGTAGAGCGCGCCGACGCCGGCGGTTACCACGCCCAACTGCCGTGCGCCGAGGATTTTCGCCATCCCCAGATCGCCCGCGGTAATCGACATGCCGCCAGCGGCATAGCTCGTCGGCAAGACCACGTCGGCAATGATCTTGCAAACGTTGCCTTCCATCCACTGTTCGAGAAACGGTCTGGTGATAGCCATGCTTGCCTCGCTCAAGTTGGCTGGGGCCTGAGGCCAGGCCCCGCCGTTTGCGGATTCCGCAAAATGCTAGTCGGGGATCGGGATCAGATCGACCGAGCCCAACTGCGACGCGACCGACCCGGCCAAATGGCCGATCAGCCGGTTAAGCTGTGCCGCGTCGGTTCCGAACACAACCGCGGTAGCATCGGCCAGCACGTCGGCCAGACCGGAAGTGCCGCTGTGAACAACCGCATCGCCGGCCGCCGGAGTCGTCTTAGTCGTAGACGACAGGAACTTGACGACAGCCCGGCCTTCCTTCTGAATCCAGACATAGCGGCCGTCGGTGGTCGTGCCGAGAATGATTCCGGCCAGCGCGACGCCCACGGTGGGGTTGTCGCAGGTGACCCCGAAATTCGGCTTGTCCGACCAGTAGGCGAGCGTGCCGCGGACAGGTACAACCGTGATCGCCGCGTCGAGCTTCACGTACTGCACCCGGCCCCAGAAGTCCACATCGAGATAGCCGGGGGCCACCTCGATCGACTTGCCCAACTGGCCCGGCGCAAGGCCCGGCGCTTCGTTTCCGCCGCCAGGATAGAGGTCGTCAGCGTCGAGGATCGAACCGTTGGCGACCTGGATAACGTTGGTGCGCATGTTGGTCTATCTCCTTTGTTTCCTTGTCTCCAATGGATCGATCAACTCCCTATTCCAAAAAGCATCTTGTTGAGTTTAGGCGAGATACACTGCAGGTTGATCGCCGCCTTGATCTCGCCGAACACGCGGGTGTTGTCGAAGCCCGGCTTGAAGCCAGACCAGCCAAACCCGAATTCCTCGTCGGTCGCCATGCGGAACATCAGCGTGCGCGTGTTCAGCCAGAAAAAGGTCTCGCCGATGGTGAGCGTCACCGCGCCCGAGGGGATGCGCGACTTGGTGGTCGGTGTCGTCGGCCCGGCGAAGCTGCCGGTCAGGTTCGACCCCAGCACCGCGTGCGACTCGCCGTAGATCGCCGAGGGTGCGTACTCGTCGACCATGATGCGTGCGCGAAACATCTTGAAGCTGGTCGCGCCCCAGTAGGGATCCTGCTCCTGGGCGAAGCGTTGCTGCGGCTGGATGCGCTGCAGGATGAAGGCGAACACGGCCTTGTTGCAGAGGCCGATATTGGGCTCATCCTCGCCTTGGGCGGAATCCCAATACGACTCGGTGAGGTGCTTGTACTGGATCGTGCCAGCCGAGCCGTCCGAGTTGCCCACCCACAGCGGTGTCGCGCTCAGCTTGTCGCCGACAACGCCGCCGCGCAGGTGCCCGCCGTAGCTGGTCGCAATCGTGCCTTCCCAGCTCGGATCGGTGCCGTTGCCGATCACCTCGGAGAGGCCGTTGAGGTGCTTAATGCGGCCCGCCGACTGCCCTTCGCGGTAGAGCGCGATGGCAATGATCGCGTTGATGGTCTGCATCGCGTTGCGCAGATCAACATCGACAATCGAGTAGACGGCGTTTTCGCCGATGTTTTCGACTTGCAGGATTTCCTTGAACTCGGGCACGCCAGCGAAGTAGTACTTCGGGCGAAACTGCATTGCCGAGATCGAAGGGACGCGCGTGGTGGGGAAATTGTCACCAGGCGAGTAGGGGCCGCCAATGCCTGGCCGGAACACGAAGGCATTCCGCATGGAGCTGCCGCCGTGGAACGGGTGCAGCCCTTCCTGCTTCATGTAGGCCAGAAACGGCGAGCCCTTGAAGAAGACATCCTCGAGGACCGAGGGGTACATCTCCATCTTGGTCGTTGCATTGAGTTCGTCAAATTGTGGGTCCATGCTTCGTCCTAATGGCCGCCCCTCGGATTTCGGTCGTTAAGCGCCGTTTTGGTGGCCCTTCCAGTGAGGGCTTGAGGGCGGCGCGTGTTTGTGCTGTCGGGCGGCGATCACGGCGCGTTCAATGCCGCTAAGGCCGTCCTGCTCGGAACTCCCGGGTTTCGCCGCGAACTTCTTCATGGCCGGGGAGCCGTAACTTTCCGGTTCGATCATCGGTGGCCGCGCAAGCTCTTCGGTCACCTTGCGGCGCTCGTCGGCGCGCGCCTGCGAGATCTGATCGTCAATCGCCTTCTGAGCCATTTCCGCCCGCCGGTCGGCGACGTGGAACTGGTCTGCCCAAATCTCATCCATCGGCTTGCCCTTCTCAACCGACTGCTTGTAAAGGGCTCCAACATCCAATGGTTGCTCTGGGAAAAGCCGCTGGTGCTCGGCCTGTAGCTGCATAAGCTGAATCGGGTAAGGCCCCATGACCTTGACCAACTCGGCGGCGCCGTTCTCGAATTCCTTCTTCAACTCGGCGCGCAGTTTAGCCTCGCGAGCCTCCCACTCCTTGGCCGGATCGAATGCCGGTTGACGGCGCGGGGGCGGGTCGAGATCGTCGTCATCGTCGAGGCCAAGATCGGCCGGATCAAGCCCGGCTTCTTTGACCGCTTTCGCGTATTTGCGCTGGGCGGCGGCCGCTGCCGCCTCGGCTTGCTTGCGAGCTTTTTCCTCTTCGGCCAGTTTTTGCTTGGCGGTGCCTTCCCAGGTGGAAAGCTCCGCAAGCCGATCCTGGTACTGCTGGTTGATTTTCTTGCGGTCGGCGTCAAAGCTCTCGCGCTCCTGGCGAAGCTCATCCTGCCGACGCGAATAGTCGCTGTGGCGCATCACCGATGCTGAGATGTTTTTAGCCACGGCGTCTTGGGCGAGTACTTTCTCGACTGCCTTGCGTTCCTCGTCTGAGACCTGAGCGCCTTTGAGTTGCTCGGCCAGCCATTCGGAAACGCTGAATTCTGGTGCTTTTGCCATCGCTTATCTCTCGACCTTCGATTGACTGCGGGGCCAGGCTAAGCCCTCCCGCGCATCGAGCCAGTCAGATTTGCGGATTCCGCAAACGGGCCTCGGGCCATCGGCAGCTACCCGCCGATCGGTACGGATTCGTCGCCAACTCCGAGGTCCGCGGAGGCTGTGATGCGTTGCATCAGATTCCGGATAGCCTCAAGCGCCACCTGGGCGGCTTCGGTGACATCCGGCCGTGTGGCAAACCGCCGCGCAACCTCTTCCACGTTCATGTGCGACTCGGCCATCATTCGCATGTACCCCTGCAGCGCATCCTCGGGACGAGGCGGCGCTGCGCCAGGGTTGAGCCCGGCCTGAGCCGACATGAGTTCTGGAATCGCCCGGCCTTCGGGCGTTGGGGAGGGAAGAGGCGGTAGCGCGCTGGTTGCCATGTTGAATCGCGGCTACTTCGAGCCGCCGCGGATTTGGCTATCCTTGTTCTGCATCAAACCCTTCGACTCGCCGATGGTTCCGGCTGAGGAATGGACCTGACCAACCGTCTGGCCACCCGAGCGCTTCGGGTAGCTCGCCGGGTTCATCGACATCCCCTTGTGGGTGCCGATGGTGCCGCTGGGGGAGTGAACCTGGTTCACCGTATCCCCGGTGCGGGCCTTGTAGGGACCTGAGTCCTTCAACGGATCACCTCCCTCTGGAACGTTCCCGTCTGCGGTAGCGGCCTCTTCGCTTGCCCCGACCCGACCGCCCGACAGCCGCACTCGCCGAAGCGATTGCCCTGCCCTCGGATAGCCCGCGCTGCTTCTGGGAGTTGTAGACGTGTTTCCATTGCCGCGCTTGCTTTGGCGTTCTGGCTTTCTTTGTGAAGCTCCTGACCTTTGACAACTCGCCGGCCATTGTGCGCCCCAAAAGAAAAAGCCTCAACAGGAATAAATCCCATTGAGGCAAGTCGGTAAGCCTTGGAAGGGCCGTCCGCCTGAACCAATTAAGACACGACGCTACAGGTTTGTCAAGGGCGAGGCGGCGGTTGTACTCCCGGAATACTCACGGGAGGGCTTGTCGCCCTCGCCGCCCCGCCCCCGGTCGTGAGGCGACTCCGCAATTATACCGTTGGCGGTATCGATCTGGCGAGGCGTACTCAGGTTTGCGCCGCCGCAGATTACGCCGTTTCTGAGATTGATCCTGATCGAACAGGTCAGATCGTTCGCCTTCGCGAAGGCGAGAGCCTCCTCGGTGTCATTGAAGAAGTATTCTATTGACGTTACGCGCATTTGCGGATTCCGCAACACTCAACTTTCGGCTACAGTCGTTCGCGCGCCGCCGTCTTTCGATTTAATCTGCGGCATTTTCTGCCCGCTCGGTGGCCGGCCCCGCTCCTCGCCGTTCTGGAACGCCTTGGGCTGCTCGCCCGGCGCGCCACCCTGCTCCATGCCGCCAGCGCCTCCCGCCATCGCACCGAGCCCGGCGCGCATCTGCACCATGGTCGCCAGCACGCCCAGGATCGCCTGGAACTCGGTCATGTCCTTGAGATAGTGCTTGTAACGGTCGTAGACGCTGGTCACCTCCGGCCACGGATCGCCAAAGTTGCGGATACCGAGCGTTTGGGCCAGCGTCACCGGGTCGAGCGGGAAGCGGCCGTCCCGCCACAGTTGCAGCATGAGCAGCTTTTGCTGTGTTTGGGTTGCTTCGTGCAAGCTGTTGGGCAGGACGACCATTCGGAAAGCGTGCTGAAACTCCTGCATGACGCGCCACTTCTGCGTTTCTGGAATGCGGCTCAGCACCGGCTGCATTTCATTAGGCACGAGGTTTTTCGGGTCGAAGTCGAAGAAACTCACCCCAATTTTGTCGTTGGCAATAATCGAGAATTTGCGCTTCTGGGAGTAGAACTGGAACAGCATCGGCAGGATCATCTCTCCCAACTCCGCCATCGCCTTCTCCATCGTGCGCGTCTCGTCCTGCACCAGGGGCCCTGAAATCTCCAGGATTTTGTCGATGGTGGCGTCGGAGGGGATTTGCTTCGCCTTCGCGAGATTGCGGAAGTCGGTCACCGCCGACTGATGATCCATGAACTCGGCAATAACCCGGATATACTCGACCCAGGAGGAATCAATCCGCAACAACTCGGGCGGCAGCAGCGTCGAGATCGGGTTCAGCGCGCCGGCCAGATTCAGCCGAATACGGGCGCCGGGCTTGCGCGGATCAACTTTCTCCATCTCGCGCGCCGAGATCGAGTTCTCATCAAACAACAGCCCTGGCCGCAGCGACACGTTCACCCGGTCGCCCAGCCCGCGCAGCACGTTGTTCAACTCGCGTTGAAGCGGCGCGCCGTCGAGAATCATCCCGTAGCCCAGCGCTTCCCAGGGCCAATCGTCGGAGCGGAACCGCACCAGCGGCACCCGCCCATGCCAGTAGATCGAGGTGTCGTCGTAGAGCAGCGCCGTGTTGGTGAAGATCACCAGCCGCCGCAGCGGATAGAGCCGGATATCTTCGAGTTTGGCCGGCCGCATCGTCTGCCGGCCGGTAGCCGGGTCGGGCAGCCCGTCGGGGATGTCCTGGCCGAAATAGGGCACCTGATAGTGCCACGTGGAACCTGGCTGGCCCATCGAGACGACCGTCTGCGAGTCGTTGATGGCCTCATCGTTGACGTACATATAGTGCACGTCCACGGTCGGAAAGCGCGTCTCCAGATCCTTTTTGGTCTTTTTGACGCCAAACATGCGGTAGGCGAGCGAGCCGAACCCGCGCGTCATCCGCTCCATCCAGCGCTTTGCCTGCGAGTCGCCAAACGTCGGCGTGTCGCGGTCGGGGATGATGCGCGCAGCCTTGGCCGGGTACATTGCCCGCGCCATGTTGATCGGCATCTCGACCGTAGTGATTACGGCGTAGGAGCGTTGAATGTCGTAGTCGCGCGGCGGCTGGATCAGTCGCACGTCAGCCGGCCCAAACGAGTCGAGCACAATCTCGCCGTCGCCGAATGAGCCTCGCGGCTTAGACCAGCGCGGCGACGAGTACCCGGTCCCCAGAGGCACCTTATACTGGACGGTCTTGCGAATGGCAAGGTCGGCAAACGACGACGACCACCAGCTTTTTAGCAACTGGTTAACCTGCTCTGAGACCGGCTCAAACTGCGGATTCGAGGTCTCGTAGTACCACGATGGATTGATTTGCGACTGGACGGCGACAGCTTCGCGGATCTGGCGTTTCAGGCGGTTGTGGAAGGCTTTCGATAACTCGGCGGGAATGTCCTCGATCTCTTTGCCGGCGAGCAGGTCCATCGCCGCGCGCATCTGCGACATCGCCTTTTGGGAGCGCAGCCACGAGTCGCCTTCCTGGTAGGCTTCGCGCAGCCACCCCAGCCGATCTTCCTCTTTCGAGTATCGGTCCGGGATCATGTAGCTGGGTGTCTGGTCAGGCACGGCCGAAAATCTCGTCAACCACCGACTTATTTATCTCGCGCACGGTGAATCGATTGATATCGTTCAATGTGGGCTCTACCCGATAGAAAGAGTCTTCGAAGTGCCGCATGGCCTCGGCGTTCATCCAGCCCAGATCCGGCTCACCGGCACCGATCGCGGCTTCGGCGTATGCCGCCTCGATCGTCCCATCCCAACTCGGATTTATTCCGTCGTTGAGAACCTCGGCCAGGCTAAGGTCAGTAGGCCCAATGGCGCGCGTCTTCATGACCATTTGCGGAATCCGCAAACCGGCCGCGCTAGCCGCTGGCGCTCCGACCAGCGCCGCCAAAAACTCCCGCCTACGTAGCGACATACGCCATCCCCCATCGATCGAGAGCCCTGCTGACGATCTCAAACGGAAACGGTACCGCGATCTTGGCTATTTCTCCGTGAAACCGCAAGAATTGAGGATTCTCTGCGAATAGCGCCTTGGCGAGACGGATCTGCGCGCTGAGCTTCGCTGCCTCGCAGGACCCGGCGGTAACCTCGTCATACTGCCGCGTTTTCATGGCAAACAGCCGACCATCAGAACGCGACAGCATCACCAATACGAAGGTCTCAGGCGGCCTGTATTTATTGCCTTCCGTGACGATCAGGTCAGAGAGCCATTCACCGGCATAGAGCGGTTTGCCAAGTCCGAAGTGATCGAGGCTTGGTGCTGATTTTTTCGCAACCGCCTTCCTCGCTTCTGGGAGGTTAGTGGCCGGAGCCAGCCCCAGCGCCGCCAAAAACTTCCTTCTGCTGAACTGCATGGTCGTTTCTCCCGTTCTTGGCCATCGCCGCATCGTGGTTGGAGTCGTTGTATTCGAGCGCCACCATATGGTTGCCGGGCTCAAAGCGCGGCCGGGCGCGGTTGTTGGTGCGCTCGATCGCCAGGCGCGCAAAGTCGCGGCCCCTGGGCGACATCGACTGCATCTGGCGGCGAAGCTCGGAGCGCAGCGCGGTCCGCTGCTCGTTCATCGCTATTTCTTGCCGCATCTGGGACATCTCGTGCTGGATGCGCGACTCGGTATCCATGCGCTTGAGCAGCCCGCGAACCTCCGAGGGCTGCGTCGTCTCGCAGCGCTCGTAGCCGCGCGGGGTTGCCTCGTCGTTGCGCCCCGGCAGGCAGACCTCGCCCTTGGAGTTCTTGAAATAGACCACGGTGTCGATACGGGCGGCATTGCCGATCAGCATCGAGCCGTGCCCGCCCTTGTGGTCAGCCGGGTTGCCGCGGCAGAGCGGGAAATCCCCGATCTCGACCGGGCCGCCGCAATTTTCGCAGGTGGTCATTCCGCCTTTTCGACTTGGTGCGTGTTAATCGCCGCGATCTCAGTGTCGGTGTTGTCCGGGGGCATCTTCTCTTCAAGGACTACGGCGCAATTACAATAATCTTCGCTGGTGTAGACTTCCTTGACGGTCCCGCGCAGGATCACCTTATCGCCAGCTTGCAGCAGTTTACCGTTCTTGTCGTGGGGCATGCCAATTTGCTCCTTTTGTTTACCAAAACTGCGCTTCCGTTTAACGGGCGGGCCTGGACTCTCTCCAGGGCGTGCCCCCAAGTCCCGTCGATCCGGTTCGAACCCGTCGTAAACGACCACCGCCCTGCACAGACTCTATCACGATGCGGGCGGCTTTGTCTTTATGTAGCTGACGCGGCTAGCCTGCTGGGGCGCGCGCGGTGGCGCGCCGCCCATAAAGCGGTCCATATAGGCCCGCATCTCATCGCCCAGCGGCAGCGACGAGGCGAAGGCGTCTCCTGGGAAGCGGGCGTAGCGTTGCTCGATAGGCACCTCGGCCTCGATCTTGCGCAGCCCAAAGGCGGAGTTGGCCGGCTCTGGATCATCAACGTGAAGCGAAAGATGGACATAAGCCGCTGCCATGAATCGGTCGTCGTGCGCCTGGGCGCTTGCTTCGTAGCGATCTTTTCCAGGGTCGTACCCTAACGTCCCCATCTCCTCGAGGAACCACGGTGAATCGACCTCGATCAGGTAGTCTCGCAACGATTTGACGATTTTCTCGGTCGCCTTCTCGCGAAACCAATGCACCCCGAGCACTCCCAGGCGCGGGTTATTGGTAATCTGGCGGCCGTACCGATCGTAGGTTACCCAAATGTGCTGATTGGTCATCCCCAACCGAATCAACGCCTTCATCAGTGTGTCGCCGCTGGTGTCAACGGCGACAACGAATTTGGGCTGCCGCAGGTAGTCCTCCACCGTCGTCGTGTAGAGCACACCTAGCGCATAGGCGAATGGCAACATATCGGAAGCGCCGATGCGGTCATTTGCGTATTCGGCAACCAGTCCTGGGCAACGAGCTATGGTCGATTTACGCATGACTTCGATTACCGAGCGGTCTTCGCCGACGCCGTGCCCTGGGTCGCAGCCAATGCCGTAGAGATTCCCTGGTTTCGCCTCTTCCCAGATAAAGATTTTGCCCATCGGGTCGGCTTTGGCCTGCTCGTAGTTAATTGGCACCATATCGAACTTCTGGCCGTTGGGACAAGTCAGCGTCCTTGGCTCGTTGCCTGGCCGCACGCTTCCCTTTTCAACCTCGTAATCCTGGGGCTGGTTACGCGGTGGAATTACGTCCGGGGAGGCGCGCAGGCCCCAAATCTGAAGCGGCTCCCTCTGATGCTCCAGGAATAGCGCGATTTGCTCAGTGTCGAAAACCGAGGTCAGCGCCAGTTGAAAAGCCTCAATGTCGTCAGAGCACAACTCTTGATAGAAAACGTTTAGAGTTTTATTTCGGCGGTGTGTCTCTCGCGTGCATTCCCAGAACCACATCTGCTCGACCGGCATTTTCCAGCCCAGGCCAAGTCGCTTCCACAGATACGGCGTATTCTTTACATGCACCGCGGCGCGCTCGGCGTGCCGGATGGTCAGCTCGTGCGGCTTCCAATCGCTCGGGATAGGCTGTGCTCTCAGCCATGCCGGCGTCGGATACTTGTCATCTCCGACAAACCATGGCAGAAAGACCGGCCGCAGCCTGGAGCGCCTTGCCGCATACTCTTTTTTGGTAGTTTTCCAGGTATCGTGGTACCAGTTTCCTTGGCCGTTGGCGGTCGATTCATACATCGCGTAGAGCTTGGCCGACGGGTGCATGGCGCGCATTAGCGATGCGTCGATCTTGTCCTCCGGGTCTTCGCACATTGAGACCTCACTGACGTGGGCCACGTGCGGCGTCTGGCCGCGCGCCAAGCCCGACTTCTGGTTGAGCCACTCAATCGCGATTGTTACATCCTGGTTGCCAAACTGGATTTCCTCCCCGCTACGAATCGAGGTTAGATCAGGCATAAGGAAAAACGGCATCGCCTTCCAGTTTCGGATCATCATTTCCGACATCGTTTTCGACTTGTCGGGGTCGGCGGAGGCTACCAGGCAATACAGGTACTTGCCGAACTGCGCCCGGTGCGAGACCACCATCTCAGAATCGGTCGAAACCCCAAGCTGGCGCGCCTTGAGGTTAAAGAACTCCATTGCGATGCCAGCGCGCTCGTGCTCGGCACGAAACTCGTTGAGCATCCACTGCGCCTTGTATGGCCGGTAGGGGACTAGACCGGATTCCTTGTCGATGACGTGGCAGTAGCGGGTGTAATATGGGAAGTCATGCCGGCACAGCGTTCGCTCGTTGAGGATGAACTCGTGCTCGGATTTATTGGGCGGATTCTTCCAGCGTCTTGCACGCGGGTCGTACTTGCGGATGATGGCGGCGGCCCGGTCGATCGAGTCCCCGGGTTCGTAGCGTGTCAGCTTGAACCCCAGACCCTGCTCGGCCTTAAACAGCCGCCGCTCGTTGATCTCGGCGTCGTACACCTGGAAGCTATTCTACAGTGAGCGTGGACATAAACTGAAATAGTTCGGCCGGGCCTGGACTGATGTACCCATTGCGCCACTGCTGCAAAACGAGAAGCCTCTGCCCTGTCGTCACGCCAAGTGAACGAGGCTTCCATACGATGATTCGCGGATTCCGCAACTCTGCGCTAGTCAGCGGCGCTCCGACCAGCGCCGCCAAAAACTCCCGCCTTTTCAGGGACATGCTTTCCACCTTAGCCCTTCGGGGCCAGGGCCGCATTGCGCTGCTGCAACTCACCCGGCGCGTGCGGGTGCAGTAGCGGCACGTAGATGCCGCCGTCGATCAGCGCCTTCTGGTAGTCGATAACGCACTGGTTCGCCCAGACAGCGCTATTTGAAAGGGCCTCGGGCGTCACGTCTTCCTTACGCCACTTCAGCCGGCCGCTTCGCTTCGACGCGGGCGGCGGCAGCGGCGCGTCCTCGAAAAACAGGTTGACGATCTCGGGCCGCCCGGCCTGGTCAGCGCCGCGATTCACAAAGCCGTTGCAGCCGGCCAAACCCAGCCCGTAGGCGTCCCACATCTGCTGGTGCGCGGCGATGCCCGCCGCCAGATCAGCGGGGATCGGGTCAATGATCCCCAGGAAATACTCGTAGTCCTGGCCGTAGCGGCTCAAAAACGGCTTGTAGTCGGCGTTTGAGCCGCCCGCGTCGTTCCACTGCTTGCGGGTCAGCATCACGCCCTGCACGCGCTCAAACTGCTCTTGCTTGGCGTCGTGCTCCACCGGATCGAGCGGGAAGGCCGTCCACGGCGCGGGCATGAACGGCGACACCTGCCAATAGGGCGCATATTGCGAGCGCCACCGCTCGGGAGCCAGGACAAATCCTGGCACCGGGCCATCCGCGACGGTGTAGGGATTTCCGGTGACAGGATTTTGGATCTGATAAACGTTTCCCATGGAATACCTTTCTGTTTTTGCGGATTCCGCAAATTTATTGATTCATATCCTGCTCCGCTAAGTCGCAGAAAATGGAGCAGTTGGGTAGCGGCTCATCGTGGCGGCCAGCCCCAACCGGAAGATCCTTCAGCGCGAAGCGCTCGCCGGTCTTCCGGTTGCGAAACATGTAAGAACCAGGTCCGATTGCCTCTTGGATCTGAACCACCTCAGCAAATCTCTCCGGGAAAACCTCTCGAATCTTGTTCCAGTAGCCCTCGCCGCCCTTGCAGCAGCCAATACAGTTCGCGTTGTTGAAGCCAAGTCGGTACATTTCTGGCAGTCTAATCCCAGCCCGCTCAACCATCGCCAGACAATCGTTATGGGTGAGGTTTGCTTCAATCAGGGGGAATAGGGCTTGTGGCCCCCTGCGCCGCTCGGAGCGCCTAACGTCTTTTGGGTCTGCTGTGTAACCGAAGGCATAAATGTCATCCGGCAAGCAGGCAGCTTCTAGCACGTCTCTTTTGAGATGCGCGGAGCACGGAGCCCCATATATCCCGTTAACGATGTACCGCTTTTGACGCCAAATCTCATGAACTGAGGCGCTCCACTTCTCGTCGCGCAAAATCGTGATCGGGTGGTTGAACCACTTTTCACAGTCGGTTAGGAAGCGACGATTGTCGGGATGCTCTTCCAGGATGAATGCATTCAGAATTACTACCCTTGACCGGTCGTATTTCGACAGAATCAGTTTTGTGGCTACCGCTGATGCGGCCCCGCATGAGAAGAAACACACGATCCTGGGTGACGTAGCCATCTATATAATCTACTCCCCAAACTGGTCTTCGGCCATATTCTGCTCTTCGATTGACAGTACGTTGGTGATCGGCGCTGGCCCGTGCGCGGGCGGCTGGCCGGGCCCCGGCAGTTGGTTGTTGACCATCAGGCCGAACTGATTGACCGGCGCGGGCACAAATCCAGAGCCTTGCAGGAACAGCTTGCGGTCCTTGTGCCCATCGGCCTTGAGCGCCTGCTGGACGGTCTTGCGAATCACCTCGGGCTGCGAGATCGCCACAATCATCTTCGACACGTCGCCGCCCAGGTCAAACATCAGCCCGGCAGCCTTTTCGACCAGCCAGCGGCATTCGACGTTCGCTCGCTGGCAGAGGTCCTCGATGAGCAACTTGCTGCGCCTGGATGGCGGCGTCGAGTCCCACAGGGTTACCACCTTGCGGATTTCATCGTCGCCGCAATTGCGCAGCAGGTCGATGAAGCGCCCGCGCGCGGCGGGGCCGGTCTGCTTGGTGCCAAAGATTTCCTTGGCAAGATAGTCAAACGAGATCGGGAATTCGTAGGTGCGCATCCGGCCCGGCTTGTCGGGCTTCGCCGGCAGGGTCTCGCCGGGAGCTACCGTGGGGGTGACGTCGATGATCTGGCGCTGGCCCTTTTTCATCCTCAGTCCGCCTGTGCCACCTTGTCGAGCAGGCTCATTGATTGTCTCCGTACCCCAGATAGCTCAGCACTTCCCGCTGCACCTCCGCGGGCTGGTTGCGCAACTCGGCCATGGCCTTGGCGATGTGCTGCTCGATCAGCAACTCGTTGCCGCAGTAGTCGACCGAGCCGGTGGGCTCGCCCTTCGCGGTCGGCGCCCCCTTCGGCGCCCTAATTCCAGCAGCCTCCCGCACTGCTCTGGCAAGGTCGGCTACCGCGGCGGTGAGCGAGGCAAGGTCGGCATTGATGGTAAACAGCGGCATCTTAGTCAAACGGCGTCTCGCCAGCCTTGAGGTCGGCGAAGTTTCCAGGCGAGACTTCCTGCATCTCCTCGACCGGCAGCCCTACTTCCTGCCGCACGGCGTTGGGCATCACGACCTCGCGGCTGATCTCGGGCACGTCGCCTTTGACCAGGGCCGGTGAGCCATCGTCGTTTTTGGTCAGTGCCTCAGCCACCGCGGGCGGCGCTGGGCCCGTGGCCGCAGCGCCCGCCAGTTCGATGTCATGGACGCGGCCTGCGTCGTAGGGGTACGACTCCATATGGATCTTCACAGTGTAGCGCGCTTCGTGGTGGCCGATGTAGGCCTGAAACGCCGGATGGGCTTCGAGCGCCTTGCCGATGTCGTGAAGGATCGTCTTGGCAAGCTGGTTGCCCTGGAAAGCAGTGTATGTCGCCATTATTCCTCGCCTTTCTTGTCCTTGCGCGGGCGTCCGCGCGGTTTCTTTTCTTTGGGCTCGAAGTCGAATTCCTTCTGCTTGCCCTGAATGACCACCTGCCAGCAAGGCTCCTTGCGCGCCTCGACCAGATAGGTTGTCATCTCGGGGGTGTCGATCGGAACCGTCACACGAAACTTCAGGATGTTGCCGCGATCCTCGCGCACTACCTCGATCGCGTCAACCGGGCAGGACAGGCCCAAATCCCACTCGCTTGCGCCCTCGGCGCGCTTAAACGACAGGTCGGCATCCTTGTAGGTAATGCCGGTTTTGTGCTCGGTGAACCCGCGCAGGCCACCGTTTTCGTTCTGCTCGTAGAGCCACTCGATACCGAGCACTTTCGCCGCCGCCTTGGTGAACGGGCAACCGAACACCACGTTGAGTTTCACCTGCTCAGTGCCGATTAAAATTCCGCCGCCGCGGGCGGAAACCATCGAGAGTTTCAGAGTATCCATGATCTATCCTTCTCCTGTGTGGTTTGCGGATGTTGCAAATTTAACGCTTGATGCAGAAATCCCTTGCCTTGATCTTCGCCATGCGGCCGTCGGGGTGATGAAAAACGATCCCTTCGATGCCAGCCGATCCGAGGTATCTTTTCAAACCTTCAAAGCTTCGCAGGTCCAAGCCAGGCTCTTCTGAAATCAGCTCGAAGCCGTGGGGGACTAAATTGTGAGACTCGCAACCTTCCGGGTTGCCTTGGATTTTCGGCCCACAAAGCTCATAGGTGCCATCTTCTGGAATTTCCTCGAAGTTATCCCATGCCTCGAAATGATAGCGATCGGCTGGATTGTGGCGGTCACAGGGAACCCACCCCGGCCAATGGCCGGTCTTCTCGTCAGGATCTTGCGCTGGCACAAAACCGACAGGTGGCTGCTTGCCGTTTTTTGCGTCGTACCGCTTGAACAGCCTACCGCCACTCACCATACAAGCGGTACCGTCGAACTTTCTGGTCGCTGCGCCCTCGCCTGCCAGAACCCACTCGCAGCCGGGCACGACTTCGTCAAAGACAAGACGTGTTCCCACATAATCGCGCTTGAAAACAGACGGAATTTTCTTCATAAATTCAGCCTCGCAATCACGGCGCGGTGCCGCGGGTCCTGGAGCCGCTGGCGGCGCGCCTGCTCGACTTCCCAAATCTCGTAGAAGCGCCGCCGCACGCCGCGGGTGGGAGCCCATTTCAGGTTCTCCAGCCGCGACAGCGTCTCGCGAGCGATGCCGATCTGGCGCGCAAACTCGTTCTGGGTCAGCCCGAGCTGACGCCGCAGCGCGCGAATAGCCACCCCGTCGCACTCGATCAGCGGACGGGAGCTCTCGACATCCGCTCGGTCCACAGGCGGCGCTGCTCTTGTTGGTCCTCTACGCATGATTCCACAACGTGCGGCGGGGTTAGTCCAGTCCCAGCCAACCGCTCCTGGGGTATGCCGGCAGTCGGGTCCGGCGCCACAAACTCGTTGCCATAGTCGCCCACGCCCACAAACTGCCCTCGGGTTGCGATCCGTATTTCGTTGCGATCGACCGGACGGCCATCGGGGCCGAGCAGGCCTTGAACAACTTCCTCAGGGGCTGGTACGATCACCCGCTCGCCCGTCTCGGGATCGATATACAACTCGCGCAGGTCGCGCGCCGGCGTCTCTTGTTTGGCTGGCTTTGTCTCACCGGCCGCGCTCATCGTCCCGGCGGCGACCGCCTCCCAGCCCGTGGAGTTCTCCGGTGTCTGGTCGGCGAGCGCCGCCTCGACCCAGGCATCGAGATCCTCGATCGAGAAGCGGACCAGCGGCCCCTTGCGGTAGTGCTTGGGGCCCTCTCCATTTGCGGTCAACTCCGCAAGCTCGGATGGTTCGATATCAAGATATCGAGCCGCTTCGTCGGGTTTGAGCCAGGTTGGCATTTTCAAACTTCAGCGACCACGTCATCTGCTGGCCAGCAGATACCACGAGACTTCTTCCCGCGTTTCAGCCATTCTTCTTCGTTGACAATTTCGGGCCGCACATCGTAGACCTTGCCATGTTTTTTTAATTGGTGAACCCGCACGACTCGGCGCTCGATAATTTTTCCACCATGGGCGTGGAGCTTGACGATTGCCCCAGATTCCAAAGCAACGATTTTATCAAAATCCATTTTAAATTTGCGGATTCCGCAAGTCAAAACCATGGCCAGCCGATACTGCGGCACAGAACAGAGGCCGCGACCAGCAGGCAGGTAAACCCCATCGGGGCGACAAATTCAGGCCCTAGCTGCTTCTCTACTATTCCCAGCAAGGAACCCGTGATTAACGCGACCGTGAGCAGCGCGGCCTTCGCCAGCGTTTCTCTATCCATGCCGCACCTCGCCCGCCGTCACCCGCACAAACACCCCTTCCCCGTCGGGAATCAGCTCGACCTCGACCGGCTCGCGCTGGGTGAAGTAGCTCCAGGGCACTGTAACGGTCGATCCTGGCGACTGTGCGACCAGCCCGTAGACCACCTGCCGCAGCATTTCGAGTTCCCTGTCGGCTTGTCGCCGGAAGTCCTGCCAAGCCGCCTCCATTGCCGCCTGCTGCTGCCAGATCGAGGGCACCGCGGTTCCGTAGGTGCCGTGGCGGTCGGTCTGGATCGAGCGCACGACCAGCAGCTCAAGCATCCCAAACTCTTCTGTCTCGATGCGCATCGTGTCGCCCGGCCGAATCGCCTCATCGCCCGTGCGCCAGAACGCAAACGCCCCCTGAAGCCCTGTCGCCTTCTGAATCGCCAGGCGCAGCGAATTGCGGTGGATGTAGCCGAACTCGTGCGCCTGGCCGTAGCTTTGGAGCCAGCGCGCATTGGCGGTCGAGATGGCAAATAGCAGGCGGCGGATCATTGCGCTAATCTCCGTAGAGCTTCCTCAAATCCACCGCCGCAGCCTCCGGCTCGACGGCCGATGGGCCCGGTTCCGGCCTGGCCGGCAGCACGGCGCGCACCTTGGCGGCGAGCGCCCGCTCCTCGGCGCTCGGCGGGCTGATGCCGCGCGTAGCAAGATCGGCTTCTAGTTCGGCGCGCGCGCCGGTGGTCTCAGGCGGCGGCCACAGGCCAGCCTCGATCGCCACCTCGGGGCTGACCACCGGGCCAAGCTCAGGCTTTCCCATGGCCGCATAGAGCATGGCCATGGCGACTTTGGCGCGGGCGGTCGAGAGTGGATCGGGGGCCAGCGGCAGTGGACTAGTTTGCCGCAACTCGACAGGAATTAGGCCGGCGTGGAAGTAGACCTCCCACCTGGGCGCTGCGGTTGCCCGGCAGATGGCGTCGATCTGGTCGAAATCGAGCCGGTGGTCGATCCCTTTTTCGGCGTCGAGCTCAAGCCGCGACAGCTTCGACTGGGTGATCGGCCAGCCGTGGTTGCGCAGGCGCTTGGAGAGCTCGGCCTGGCTGAAGTTTTCCCGCGAGCGCCACGCTTTGACGTAGAGGCCGATCATGATTCGTATTCCAAGTCGCGCTGCGCCGCTGGAAGCAGATTCCTGAGCTCAAAAACCTCGATGGGGCGTGCCCGGATGTTGGCGACCATGCCGCGAGCGATTTGCTCGTCTACTGGCGTGATCGCGTAGATCGACTGAGGGCCGATGATTTTCGTGAATGCCGGCAACTCGTCGGTTTTGGGGACGTCGACGCGGATGAAGCCTTGTCCGGCGATGACCTGCTCGCTCATCTCGCCGACATAGCGCTGGTGGCCCATCACCTCGACGATGGCCCACATCCGCAGGCCGTTGGGGTCTTGACTTGAGACTTCCATTTTTGCGACTTCCGCAGTCATCCTACCGCCCAAAATGTCACATGTCAAGCCGAATTTGATAATTTTGTGCTATGATGGGTCCCATGAGCGAGAATCTGGTTTCCACGCGAGCCCAGTTGGCCCTTTGTACTTCTAGACTTATGGCCCGTACGCCACGCTTGAATTTATTGTTTCTGGATCTGGACGGCACGGTGCGTTATTCGACCGATCCGTCGGGGTTTTGCAACCGCCCCGAGGATGTTGCGGTCTACCCGGAGGCGTTGGCGATGATGGACCGGTTCAAGGCGGCTTACTGGCGCATTGTGGGGGTATCGAACCAGGAAGGGGTGGCCCGGGGCGATTTGACCTGGGAGATGGCGGTCGGTGTCGCCCGGCGCACTGGACGGATGGCGAAGCCGGCGCTTGATTTGAACGGCCGGCGGGCCGATTTTATGTTTGACGACATCCTGATCTGCCCCGGCGACGAGGAATCGAATGCCTTCCGCAAGCCCAATCCTGGTATGCTTTTCGCCGGAATGCAGAACGTGATCACCCGCTTGAAGGCCGGGGTGGTGCATCTGGAAGACTGCCTGATGGTAGGCGACAGCGACGAAGACCGCGAATGCGCGCGCCGGGCCGGGATTGCCTTCATGGAGGCGGCGGACTGGCGGGCGGGCCGAGGAGTGGGGCCGTGGCTCAAAAAGGCCGAACAGAACCTGCGCTTGATGCGCGAACTCAAAAAGGAGCTTGGACTGACATGAAAAGATCCGAACGTTTTGTGATCGTCTGCGCCTTGGCGCTTTTGGGTTTTGCGGAATTCGCAAATTCGACCGGCTCAAAGGGGCCAACCTGCCCGGCCACCTGCCCGGCAGGGCCGGCGGGCGCGACCGGGCCACGGGGGCCGGCGGGGCAGTCGATCGTCGGGCCCCAGGGCGCTCCAGGACCAGCCGGGCCTGTTGGCCCTGTCGGGCCAATGGGCGAGGTGCGCTCGCGCGAGGACCACTACGAGGCGAGGCTGACCTTTAAATCTGGTGAGCTTTGCGCCCTGGGGATCAAGCACGGAATTATCGGGTCAGGCGAATGTAGCACTTCCGACACGGTTGTGGCATCCTGGTCGATCGGTCCACGTTTCCGCACCTTCAAGGGCATCTTTGTCACCGTGAAGACCGGCAACCCGGGCGACGCGCCGCGCGATGTCATCTTTACCGTCGAGCAGGCGGTGACCGGGCCGGGCGAGGTCGAGACCTTCTCGCCGCCGTCTCAGGTGCGGCATCAACTGCTGGCCAAAACTGCCGATAACTCCAAGCGGGTCATCGAGCTGAAGCGGCCACAGATCGGTGGGATCTACTTCTACCAGGATTCGGTGGTTTTGAATCTGGCCGCGGTTGAGGGCTCTCTGCCGTTCACGATCGAGCACGTCAGCTTCGAGTTCTGGGACTGAGGCCACAGCGGGGGCTGGCCCCCCAAGACCAGCCCCCGCCCAAACCACCCTTACAGGAGAGGGGCGTTCACAGCCCCTCTCCTTATATACCAGCCCGGCTACTCCGAGCGCAAGCGCCGGATCCCCAGAATGCGGTCTTTTGGAAAGCTCTGGACGCTGACGGCATTGCCTTGGTTGCCGCCCAGCACGTTGACACGTCCGCCATCCCAGCCGCCAAAAAAGCCGACATGGCCCGGGGCATCCACGATATCAGGCCCCGGCTGGTCGCCGCTGCCACGCATGAGCACGACGACATCAAAGCCGATCCGGCTGATTTGCGGCCCGGAAGGAAAGCCTTCGACTGCCTCGACCGCCTGCCCCACTCCCAGCCACGACCGCGCCATGGCAGATTTCGACCGCGGCAGCCGCAGCTCCCAGGCGATGCCGTTCACAAACGCCGAGCAGTTGCCCACCGGCAGAACGGTCCCATTGGGATCCCTAATCAAGATAACCCCCGTTGGAACCTCAACGCAAAACAGGTCCTCGCCGCCGCTTTCGATGCTAAAGTCTCCGCGCCTGATGGTCCGCGTCCTCTTCGCTGTACTAAAGCTGATCGTATAGCAGGGTCGGCCGCTAATCGGGCTTTGGCTGCCTTGTCTCTGGCTCGAATGAAACCCTGCGAGGGTCACTGCCGCCTGGAGCCAATCCCGCAAATCAGGACTTGAAGTATAGATCATTCGGCGATCTCCACGCGCCGAGCCGTCAAACGTAGCGTAAGACAGGACAAAGTGCTGAAGTTGGCGCCGGCTCCAGGTGGTCAGGATAGACCATTTCGGTTTTTTGTAATCAACGAAAGCGCTACTCAGCCATGCCGGAATCTGGTACTCGAAAGTTGTCAGCGGAACTGTACTCTGGCCATAGGCTATTTTCGCCCTATACCAATTGCTCGGAACCAGCGAGTGAAGGGCGTCGATCTTTCGTTGCTTGCTTACCTGGATTGCGATTCTTCCCGTTCCACCAGTCCTCAGAAATCCGTCCGAGAGGAAGGCGGCCATCAGGCCAATTTCTCTATCGCTAAATTCCAGGTCGTCAACCTCGTTTCGTGAAGCGACACGCGGGACGTGGAGAACGCTCGACAATTCGCGGATCGGTCGTTTTTCCACCTGGCCTGTCATGGCGCCAGCCTTATTCCAGATACCCCAAAAGCGGTGTTCTGGATCGGTCCTCATCGAAAGGCTACGGCTGCTAAAAAACACAATGGGCCCGCAGTATTTTTTACGAATGACGCGCAGCGGCCTGGTAAAGCTGATTCCAAATAGTGGGTCGACCTGCGCCACGTGGCAAAAATCAGAGAGTTGGTCAAAGCGGGTAAAACCAGATGACGTTAAAATTTCAACGTCGCCAGACATACACCATGGCGTCTCGTCGGGGGATTCGATATCAAATCCCGAGCACAGCGACAGCCACCACTGGATCAGCGGATGGTCGCGGCCGGCCGAGGACAGCTCGGCAATCCCGATATAGCGCTGAGCCAACTCGTAGGCCGTTATATTCATTGTGCCGCCTTCCCCCGCCTCCACCACCACGACCGCGCCTCTAACTCGGTGCGAAACGGCAGCTTCAGCCGCAGCCCGCCCACCTCGCAGTAGAGCCACACCAGCCCGCCTTCGCGATCAATCCTCATCGCGGATACTCCCTGACCCGCAGGTCCTCGGTCCACTCGATCGATGTGCCCTGGCTCATCCACTCAACTCCAGCTCACCGAAAAACTCGGCGCCCCACGCTCAATCCAGCTGTAGCGCACCATCACAAATTCCCCGTCCTGGCGGATCTCAACCGTCTCACCAGGCTGCATCGTGATGATCAACAAATGAAATCCGCACCGGCTTGCCTAGCTTTCTCATCGCTTCC